TGTGATCGTGCTCGACGACATGGGCCGCGGGCCGTGGTGTTACCGAGACGAGAACGGCCGGCCGAACATGCACATGCGCAACGGGGACTGCGCGACGTGGCCCGGATGATCCTCAAGGCGCTCGCCGTGATCGGCATAGCCGCCGCCGCGTCGATCGTGGCTGCCATCATTGCCAACCTGCTCGACCGCAAGGAGCCCAACGATGTATGACCGTGCCCGCAACCTCGGCTGCCACGACAACGACGACTGCCACGGCGGCTACCGCCAAGTCGGCGCGGCCTACGTCGACGAGCTGTGCCCGAGGATGGCGCCACCGATCGACGAGCCACTGACCGCCGACGAGGAACGTCTCAACGACGACCTGATGCGCCACAACCGCCAGCGCCGCGCCGCGCTGGCGAACACGGTGTACCCCTGCCCCGCGTGCAACCCCGACCAGTACCTGCGATGGATCGACGGCGACTGGCCCCGGATGCGTCCGGTCTCGACCAAGCCCGACACCGACACGCCGGCGCGGATCGAACCACCGGCGCGAGCCGACATCGACGGCTGAACCGCTTGCTGTCGTAAACCCCGGTTAGGTACGATCTGCGCATGGCAGATACCGACGATCATCTCGACTTCTCCGACCTCGGGCCATGCGTGCCCGGCGACGCCGAATGGCACCGCCGGGTCGAACTGTGCATGGCTCAGCCCATCGACGGATGGTGGTGGCTGTCGTTCGTCGACACCGACCGCAGCGACCCGCCCGACAAGCAGGTGCCTGGCGGCGGTGGGTTCCTCGGCATCTGCATCGTCCCCGCGGGCAACATGGGGCAGGCCGCCATCGTCGCCGGGATGCTCGGATGCAACCCCGGCGGTCAGGTCTCCGGGCAGCCGTTCCCGACCGGGTGGACACCGCGCCCCGAGTATCGCTGCGTGTTGTTCACCGGCGCCGACGCGATGAAGGTCGCCGACCTCGACGGTCCAGAACTGTGCGAGCCGCCGTCGTGACCATCGTGCGGTTCGACGTCGTCGGCAACCCGGCACCGCAGGGCGACAAGTCCGCGGTGCTGATGCACGACAAGACGGGCAAGCCCTACGCCGGTCTCGTCGAGGGCAAGACCGGCGACGCCCGCAAACGCCACGGCAACTGGCGCTCAGCTGTCGCCGAGGCCGCACGCAACCACGCACCAGCCACACCGCTCGACGGGCCGCTCGTGCTGCGTGTCCTGTTCCGGTTCTCGATGCCCGCCTCCCGATCGAAAGCCGACCACGCCGCCGGGTGGTGCCCGAAGGTCTCGGCCCCCGACGCCGACAAGCTCATTCGCGCCGTGGGCGACTCGCTCAAAGATGGCGGTCTGATCGCCGACGACGCCCGGTTCGTCGCCACCCTCGCCGGCAAGATCGAAGTCGTCGGATGGACCGGCGCCAAGATCATCGTCACTCAGCTCGGCACCCCCGGCACCGACGACGCCGACCCGCTCGCATCGTTCCTTCTCCCCTGACACCACCACCGAAAGGCCCGCACCATGACCACCAGCAACCTCAAGCGATTCGAGGGCGGCAACGTCATCGCCGCCGAGATGAAGCTCACCAAGACCGGCGACGGTCTGTCGCAACACCTCGCGATGGAGCCCCAAGAACTCCACGTCGGCGACGACGTCTACATGGTGATCCGCGGCACCGTGGCGCAGGTCGGGTTCAAGCAGGCCAAAGACGCCCCGAGCCACTACGTGCGGGTCCACACCACCGAGGCGGTCGAGTCGACCCTCGTCGACCGAGACGCCGTGCTCGCCATCCTCGAAGCGCACCGCGCCAAGGTCGCCGAGTTCGTCGGCCAGTCGCAGATCGACGGGCTCGCCGAGGAGATGGGCGCCACCGTCACGACGCTGCACCCCAACGGCGTACCGCAGACCCCACGCGAGGACGGCACCACCCCGGTCGAGGGCGACGACGATTGGGAGGACCCGACCCCGCCGCGTCCGCTCACGCCGGGTGAACGTGGCGACGGCGCCACTGGTGACGCCTGATGCCTGTCGCCTCGACCCCGATCGCCGACCTGCCCGCCGACGCGCGCCGGCTGCTCGACCGCATCGTCAAGCTGTCCGAGGACATCCGCGCCCACGAGCGGGCGCTGTCGATCATGTACGAGTCGCGCGTCCAGATGTACCGCGAGGGCATCGCCGCCGGTCTCACCCGGGTGCATCTCGGCGAGGCCGCCGGCACCACCGACGTCGCCGTCGCCAAAGCCCTCCGACCACCCAAGGCCTGACCATGCCGCTGACGCCGGCGCAGCGCGCGCTCTACCCGCCCGACTGGCCCGCCATCTCGGCGCGCATCCGGTTCGAGCGCGCCGGCAACCGATGCGAGTGCGACGGCCGATGCGGACGCCCCGAGGGCCACGAGACCCGCATCCGCCACGACTGGTCGCGATGCACCGCGGTGAACGCCATGCCGCATCCGGTCACCGGGTCGCGTGTCGTGCTCACCGTCGCCCATCTCGACCACGACCTCGTCGACCACTCCGACGCCAACCTCGCCGCGTTCTGCCAACGATGCCACCTCGCCTACGACGCCGCCCACCGCCGCCAGTCGGTCGAGGCGTACGTCGCCGACGTCGAGCGCCAGTTGCGACCACCACTCGACCTCGGCACGTATGACCTGCCGATCACCCAGGAGACCACCGATGCGACCACGTGACATCACCGACGCCGACCTCGCCTACTGGGCCGACACCGACCCGCGCGCCGTCATGTTCACCGCGCCCGGCGAGGTCGACGATGGCATCACGCCGGCGCCGGGTCTCATCACCAACGACGTCCGGTCTCGCCACCACGCCGGCAACGTCGACGAACTGTGCGACGACCGAGACTGCCCCCGGCTGCACGTCGTCATGGTCGGCAACGACAAGGTGTGTCGCGTCGCGCTGACGCTCGACGCCGGCGACCGAGAACGTGTCGCTGCCGGCGCCGACGTCTGGCTCTCGACGTGGGGCTACCTGCCGGTGTTCATGGTCGAGGTCGCCGAGCCGTGAGCCAGGCCGAGGCGTCGCCACCTGGTGCGGGCGACGCCGTCGAGGACCACGGCCACGACCGCCTGGTGTCGCTGTACGGCATCTGCACCATCTGCGCTGTCGACGTCGCCAAGGCCGCGCTCGGAGACCGCACCGGCCCGGCCCGGCCAGGCCCGACGGGATGGCATGCCCGCGCCCGACGCGCTGTCGCCGAGCTCGCCGCGACGCGCGACGAGTTCACATCGGATGACGTGTGGGCGATGATCCCGAGACCGCCCGATCCGCGCCAGCTCGGACCGATCCTGATGGAGGCCGCCGACCAGGGTCTGATCGTGCGCACCGACCGCACCATCAACTCGGCGGGCGCGTTCAACCACTCGCGTCCGGTCCGTGTGTGGGAGACCGCACAACGCCACCTGCTCTAGCCGCTAGTCGCTAGCGTCTCCACGCATGGCACCGCGAGCCCCAACCGTGCGCACGATCGAGTACCGCCCGCTCGGCGACGTCCTGCCGGCCAAGCGCAACCCCAAGGCCCACGCCGACGACGACCTCGACGCATCGTTCGCCAGGTTCGGTGTGATCGAACCGACCGTGCTCGACGAACGCACCGGCCGGCTCATCTCCGGGCATGGCCGCCTCGACCGACTGAAGGCCGCCGAGGCCGCCGGCGAGCGACCGCCCGATGGCATCACCGTCGTCGACGGCGTCTGGCAGCTCCCGGTCGTGCGCGGCTGGCGTTCACGCAACGACGCCGAAGCACGCGCCGCTCTGATCGCGGTCAACCGCATCGGCGAGCGCGGCGGGTGGATGGTCGCCGACCTCGCCGACATGCTCGACGACTTGCGCGCCGGGCCCGGTCTCGACGGCATCGGCTACACGTCGGCCGGTCTCGACGACATGCTCGCCTCGCTCGTCCCCGCTCCCGCACCACCCGATCCGCCGGCACCACCGAAACCGACCAGGCCGCGCACCAAGGTCGGCGACGTCTGGCTGCTCGGCCAGCATCGGCTCGTGTGCGGCGACTGCCGAGACCCCTCCGTCGTCGAGGCCGCGGTCGCCGGGCGTCGTGTGGCGATCGCCGTCACGTCTCCCCCGTACGCCGAGCAACGCGACTACGACAAGACGTCAGGGTTCACGCCGATACCGCCCGACGAATATGTCGAGTGGTTCGCGCCGGTCGCCGCGAACGTCGCCGCGGTGCTTGCCGACGACGGGTCGTGGTTCGTCAACATCAAACCGCCCGGCCGAGACCTCGACACCGACCTGTACGTCATGGACCTCGTCATCGCCCACGTCCGCGAGTGGGGCTGGCACTTCTTGACCGAGTTCTGTTGGGAACGCACCGGCGTGCCCAAGCAGGTCGTGCACCGGTTCAAGAATCAGTTTGAGCCCGTCTACCAGTTCGTGCGAGGCCGCCCCAAGGTGCGCCCCGACAACGTCAGGCATCCGACCGACGACGCCATCATCCCGTTCGGGCCCGGCCGCGGCAACACGTCGTGGGCCGACCCCGACTCGGCGGTCGTGTCGCAAGGCCAGTCGGGCGACCTGTTCGACGGCCAACGCGCCAGACGCAAGGGTCGCGGCAACACGTCGTGGAAGGGGCGCCAAGGTCACACGTCGGCGCTGCCCGACGACATCCGACCGAGACGCCGCAAGCATGGCGTACCCGGCGCCGGCACGAGCGAGGCGCATCAAGGCACCGGGCACAACGACGTCGGCGAGTTCAAGACGGTCGGTCTCGCCTACCCCGGCAACCGGCTGCCGACGTTCGCCGGCACCCACACCGCGACCGGCCACCCCGCGGCGTTCCCGGTCGGGCTGCCGGCGTGGTTCATCCGCGCCTACACCGACGTCGGCGACGTCATCCTCGACCCGTTCGTCGGGTCGGGGTCGACGATCATCGCAGCTGCGCAGCAGTCCCGCGTCGGCATCGGCATCGAAGCATCCCGCGGGTACTGCGACGTGGTCTGCGCCCGCTACCAGGCGACGTTCGGCGACCGGCCGGTGCTGGAACGCACGAGCAAAGCTCACGACTTCCCCTTGCCTAGCTAACCCCGGTTGTGTACGATTCGGGTATGGCAGATACCCACACGCAGTTCACCGACGCGACACCAGGCACCCTCGCGGCTGGCACGGTCACCGACCACGGCACCATCGTGCGCTCCACGCTCACCGCGTACGAGATGACCGACGGCAAGTTCGTGGCGTTCGGCAAGGTCCACGGCCGCACGTCCTACATGCCGCTCGTCACGTTCGGATCGTGGCACTGATGGCCACCCGAGAGGTCCTCATCCACCTGAACATCGACGTGCCCGACGACGTCGACCCCGACCAGGCTGCCCGCGACTACTGCGACCGTCATGGCATCACCGACGACGTAGCGCTGATCGACCCGCAATGACCAGCGAGACCGCTCCCCCTGGTGGACCCGACCACCAGGGGGAGAACCCCTCCACGTACGCGGCGCAGTGGCGTGACCTCGCCGAGGCCGTGCGTGGCGTCACGGTGACGCTCGGCCAGGCGCTCGGCCAGGCGCTCGGCCCGATCTTCGACCAGCTCGCCGAGGCCCTGTCGTTCGTCGGCACCACCCTCGCCGACGCGTTCACCGGTCTCGGCAAGGCGTTCGCTGGCGCCACCATCCCGGTCCTCGCCGTCGTGCTCGCCATCCACGGCGAGGACTTCGTCGTAGACCGCATGGGCGTGTCGCGCTGCGACATCCGGTCCATCACCCTCGACGAGGTGCGTCTCTGGAATCACCGCCGCATCCCTCTCGACATCGACCGGCTGCTCGACTACGCCACCCTGCGAGGCCCGCTGTGATCGTCGAACCCGACGTCGTTCGCACGCAGTGCGCTGCGTGCCCCTGGCGCGACATGGCCACGATGCGCGCCGACCACCCCGAGACCGTCGCCCACGCCAAGACCGACCCGGACGGGTTCGTCTGCCACACCCGGTGTGGACCCTGCCCAGGCCCGGCGCTCGCCGGGTTCACCCGCCCGCGCGTCCTGCTCGGAGACCGGCAGTGACTCGCACCGGCCGGCCGTGGCCCGAGGCGTACGACGTCGAGGACGCCCTGTTCGGCGAACGCACCCGCTGGGCCCGCTACCGCAAGGTGCCAGGTGGCCTCTCAGTGCCCGACCAGCGCACCATCGCCCACCGCGTGGCGCAACGTCTCGAACTGCCACCACCGCTCGTCGTGCGACGCCGTGGCAACCCGCACACGTTCGCGTCGCGCGCCAACCCCACCACGAACACGATCACCATGGGCGCCCTCGCCGGCCCCGTCGTGATCTGCCACGAGGTCGCCCACCTCGCCGCACCGAGATGCGACGACCAGGCCGCATGGCACGGCGCCGCATGGCAACGCGCGTTCGTCGACGCCGTGCGCGGCGAGCTCGGCGACCACCACGCCGTGCGTCTCGACCGGGCGTTCATGCAGATGCGCGCCCGCCACCAAGCCAACCGCGCCCGCGGCGCCGCCGATCGGGGCCGGCGATGACCCCGCTCGCGCTGTCGTGGGACGACCTCGACCACGCCACCGACGGCGATGGCGCCGTATGGACGATCAACAGTGAGCAGGTGCGAGGCGAGGGTCGTCTCTACTGGCTCGACCAAGCCCCGAGATGGGCGCACGACGTCGCCGAGGCCCATCGCATCGACACCGCGCACCACGACAAGCGCGTCGTCAAGCGTCGCGCCGAGCAGCTACGACGGCTCAGGGGAGACCGGCGATGAAAGCCGCGACGGTGACCGGACCGCAAACCCGGATCAAGCTCCACCCCGACGTGCTCTGCCACTGCGAACGCCGCGTGATCCGATCGACGTGGGACCGCATCGCCGCCGGCATCGGCGAGACCTGCGGCCACCCGAACTGTGTGGCGCCATGCCTCGGCTGATGTCGGTGTCGCGCACTGAGGACGCCGTCCTCGCCCGCGCCAAGACGGTCACGCGTCGTGTCGGCTGGCTGATGCTCAAGCCCGGCGACCGGCTGACGTTGTGCCGCAAGGTCATGGGTCGCCGACCAGGCGAACCACTCGTGCGCATCTGCGACGTCGAGGTCGTCTCGGTCGACCGTGAATCGCTCAGCGTGCTGATCGACGAGGGCTATGCCGCCAACTACGGCCACGCCGAGGTCGCCCTCGAAGGGTTCCCCGACTGGACGCCCGGCCAGTTCGTCGCCATGTTCTGTCGCACCCACAAGGGATGTGACGCCGACACCGAGGTCACCCGGATCGAGTGGCGCTACCTCGACGAGGCGACACCGTGATGGATTGGGCGCTCGAACGCAACCGGCGTCTCGCATGGGCGAAGTACTACGCCGTGCGTCGAGACCGAGACCGCATAGCGTCGTGGGCGGCCGAGCTCGCCGAGTGGCTCGACGCCACCGACGTCGACCTGCCCGACGCCGCGCTCGATCTGATCGGCGCAGCGCGCGCCGGCGTCGCCGACCACGACCGCGCCATCATCACCCGGTTCGTGCGGTTCCACCTGGCGCAGGCGGTCCCGGCATGATCGACGACGGGTTCCCGACGCTGTCTCTCGACCAGCCCTACGCCTCGCTGTGCGTGACGCGCCGAGAGACGCACATCATCCCGGACGGCATCCACGACCAGCGCGACTACGGCCGCGCAGTGCCCGGCGAGGCGTGGAAGTGGATCGAGACCCGGTCGTGGCCATGCCCGCCCGCGCTGATCGGTCAACCGTTGCGCATCCACGCCACCCGCAAGATGCCGCGGTCGTCGCTGCGGGTCGGCCCGTTCCACGTGCGAGGGTTCGGCCGCACCGGTCTCGCGCTCAACGGGCCAGGCCTGCCCGAGTTCCGATCGACACCACGTCTCGAAGGGTTCATGCTGCCGCTCGGCCGGATCGTCGGCACCGTCACCGTCGTCGGCTGCGTGCCGATGACCCACGGCCACGACGAACCACCCGTCGCCCACCTGGCGCTCACGACGAGTGGGCTCACCCTCTGCCACGACTACCACCAACGCGACGTCACCGACCAGTTCCCGTTCGGCGTGTTCGAGCGCGGCCGGTTCGCCTGGCTGTTCACCAACGCCGCGCCGACCACCGAGCGATGCCCGCACTGCGGTGGCGCCGGTCTCGTCACCGAGATGTTCGAGCACGACGGCCAGACCCGGTTCCGCTGCCCCACCGAATGCCCGACGTGCGAGGGCCGAGGCCGATGCCATCCGGTCGCCTGGCGTGGCCGCCAGCGGGTGTGGCGATGGCGACCCTGAACCTCACCCCCGACGCCGATGGCGTCGTGCGGGCCCGAGACGAACGCCCCACCCATCTCGTGCGCCAGCCCGGCGACAAGCGCTCGGTCTGCGGGATCAAGGACCCGCTGCCGGTCTGCGCCGCCAAGGCCGCGCTCGGCCACCATCGAGGACGCGGCGCCGTGTTCTGCTCGATCTGCGTCGCCGGTCTCGGCCCGCTCGCACCTAAAGTCCGAACCGCACAACCCCAGGAGGCACCGCAATGACCCAACCCGACGACGCCATCACCGCCGACGCTGGCATCTGCGCACCGCTCGAACCCGACTACGACCCGGCCACGTCCGGGCGCGGTCTCATCGCCCGACGCATGATCGCCGCCGGGCTCGCCACTGTCGACGACATCTACACCGACACCGACGGCAACCCGATCGGTCTGCGCCCCGAGGCCTACGAACGTCTCGCCGAACTCTGCAACCCGGCGTGCCGCACCGACGACGGCCACACCTTCGGACAGGGCTGCGTGATCGACATGCGCCAGACCGACCGCATCGACGAGATAGCGCCACCCGACATGGTGATCGACGCCGGCCTCACCAACCTCGCCCTCGACCGGCTGCGTGACGACATCCGAGACCACGTCGTCGACGCAGCTGTCGAGGTCGCCGAGCAGTTCGAGACCGACCCGTTCGCCATCACCCTCGCCGCCACCGAACAAGCCGTCGAACGCCTCCAGTCGCTGATCGACGCGTGGGTCGAGACCCGCAAGGCCGGCAACCGTCTCGTGCTCGAACACCGGGCGCAGCTCGCCGTCCTCAACACCGCACTCCGGGCGATGCGCAAGGTCGCACCCGCCGGCGACGAACCCACCGACGATGTCTGACTGCCCGCACCCCGACTTCGTCGCCAGCGTCGACGTCAACCGGATGTTCTCGGCCGGCACCGAGCCCGTCCCCGACGAGATGGCCGCCGGCGCCCCCGACTCGGTCACCATCGAGGTCCGCATCCGCTGCGCCGCATGCGACAAGGCCGTCAGGTTCGAGGGACCGCCCGGCGTCGGTGTCGGCCCCGGCTCACCACCGATGGTGTCGCTGGACGGCACCGAGCTGCGCGCCGCCGGCCACCTCGGCGAGAACCGATCACCGACCATCATCGCCCGAGGCCCGTTCATCCGCGGGTTCGACGTCACGTGATGGACGACACCAAGTTCGCGGCGGCGCTCGCCGGCGACTGGACCCGCGTGGTGTACCGCGCCCCGCACGACCCCGACACCGACACGCTGCCGCCGGACGGCATCCGCGTGGAGCTGCTGCGTTACACCGGCGACCCCGTCTGGCACCACCTGCTCGGCACCGTCCGATCGTACCCAAGCCCGCTTTTCCCGGCACGACGATGCGTCGAGGTCAACATCCACGACGGCGTCGCGGGCTCGGCGTGGTACGGCGTCAACGAACCACCCGACGACTGGCCCGAACCCCCCGCCGACGGATCACCCGCCGACTGGTGGCGGCCGATCGAATGACCTACGAGGTCACGTTCACCGACGTCGCCCCCGATGTCATCGACATGCTCACCGGGGTGCGCCGCTGCGCCTGGTGTCGCGGCGAGCTCGGCCCGACGGTTCGCCGAGACGCCCGGTTCTGCGGCCAGCGCTGCCGCCAAGCCTCACACCGATTCGGCCAAGGCGCGATCGCCCGCGCCCACGCCGCTCAACCGATGACGTTCGCCTACGCCGACCCGCCCTACCCGACCAACGCCCACCTCTACCGAGACCACCCCGACTACGCCGGCGAAGTCGACCACCCCCGTCTCGTCGAGCAGCTCACGACCGGATACCCCGACGGCTGGGCCCTCTCCACGAGCGCCAGGGCGCTGCCGATGGTGCTGTCGCTTCTCGCCGGCGTCGACGTCCGAGTCGCCGCATGGTTCCGTCGCCCCCGGCCACACGCCACGGCACGCTGGCCCATCTCGACGTGGGAGCCCGTCATCTACCACCGGGGTCGGCCGTCGCTCAGTGCGGCCGCCGACACGTCTACGTCATCACCACGAGACGGGTCGTTCCGCTACGACGCCCTGATCTGTCGCTCAGGACCTCGCACGACCGACCCCGGCCGAGTCATCGGCACCAAACCCGCAGAGTTCTGCTACTGGCTGTTCGACCTCCTCGGCGCCCTCCCGGGCGACACCCTCGACGACCTGTTCCCCGGCTCCGGTGGCGTCGCCCGCGCATGGGACCGGTACACGTCGCTCGACGTCGACCGAGACACGTCACAGCGGGATCCCCAAGACGCGTCGTCGGAGTACTCGCAAGACGCCTGACTATCATCGGAGCCATGCCCGCAGGACGTCCCTCGAAGATCGCCGCACAGCTCCGACTCCCCAACGGCCAGACCACCACCGTGCAGGCCCGCATCGTCGAACTCATCCGCCACGGCGCATTCGTCGAACGAGCCGCCAAATCCGCCGGCATCGCCAAAGGCACCCTGTACGGCTGGCTCGAAGTCGCCGGCCACGCACAACAGGCCCTCGCCGCCGGCCGAACCCTCGAACGCCTCACCGCCCACCAGCGGGCGTGTCTCGCATTCTCGGACGCAGTAGACGAGGCCGAGGCGACCTACGAGATGCAAGCCCTGGTGTCGCTGTCGCGGCTGGAGGCCGGCATCGCCCGCGAAATCGTCACCGAGAAGTACATCCACAACCCGACCAACGGCGAAGAGGTCCTGATCGAACGCACCGTGCGACGCGAGACCGGCGTGCCATCCGCCGCCGCGATCACCTGGAAACTGACCCGCCGGTTCCCCGAGCGCTACCAGCTGCAACACGACGCCGGCGCCGCCACCGGCATGCCAGACCCCGGCGACACGTCGCTCACCGAGCAGTCGATCACCGAGACCATGGCGGACGTCGAGCGGTTCCTGTCCGAAGTCGCCGACTGAGCCCGAGCGATGCCTGCTCGGGTCGTCGACATCCCGCACGCCCGAGACCCCCTCGCCGCGCTCATCGAGCTCGGCCACAAGCTGCTCGCCATGCCGAGACCCAAGCTCGCCGCGTACATGTCCGGGTCGCCACCGGCGAGGCGTGCGGTCTGCGAGTACGCCCTCGGCGCCGTCAACGCCCACTGGCGCCAGGACCCATCCACGATGCTCGCCAAGCTCGACGACCGCTACCGGCCGCATCGTCTCGCCCGGTTCCTCGGCTCAGCGTTCCGACGTGCCGCCGACGGTCTCGAACCACGCCAGGCCATCCTCGCCCCCTCTCGTGTCGGCAAGTCGAGGGTCACGTCGCAGGGTGGCACCGCGTGGGCGCTCGACCGAGACCCCGCCGCCACATTCATCCTGTGCAGCTACGCCTACGAGCTCGCCGCCGAGAACGCCCACGGCGTGCGCGACATGCTCACCGAGAACCCCGAACATCTCCGGGTCCGTCTGCGCCCGGACCGCAAACGTCACGACCGGTGGGTCACCACCGCCGGGGGTGGCATCCTCGCCGCCGGCATCGGCGGGTCCATCATCGGGTTCGGCGCCGGCGCCGGCCTCATCGGTGCGGGTGGTGGTGTCGTCATCGACGACCCGTTCAAGAACTGGATGGAGGCCCACTCCAAGACGCACCGAGACCGGGTGTGGAACTTCTACCGGTCGGTGCTGCGTCTGCGTCTCGACCACGACGACGCGTTCATCCAACTGCTGATGGCCCGATGGCATCTCGACGACCTGATGGGCCGGATCACCACCGCCGACGAGACAGGCGACGGCGAGACGTGGACCCTGTACCGGCTGCCGGCGCTCGCCGACCAGGTCGACGACTTGCTCGGCCGCGCCCTCGGCGAACCACTCGTACCCGAGGTGTTCGACCTCGAAGCCGTCCAGTCCCGCGCCCGCGTCCTCGGGTCCTATCTGGCGTCGGCGATGGAGCAGCAGGACCCCGCCCCGGAGGAAGGCGGCGAACTCAAGCGGGCGTGGTGGCAGTGGGGTGACATCCCGCCCGCGACGCCAGACGACTCGTTGACGTCGTGGGACATGAAGATGAAGGACAACACCCGCGGCGACTACGTCGTCGGCCAGGCATGGCACCGGTACGCGTCGACGGCGTGGTGCGTCGACCAGCTGCGCGGCCAGTGGGACTTGACGATGACCCGCGCCGCGGTGGCGCTGATGCAGGTGCGCCATCCACACATCCGCCGCCACGTGATCGAGAACGCCGGCAACGGCCCCGAGGTCATGGAGGCGTTGCGCCGCGGGATCGCCCGCGCCGATATATCCGAAGACGTCGCCGGCGCGCTCGGCATGAACCGAGACGAACGCATCCGCGTCGAGGAACTGCTCAGGCGTGGCATCTCCGGGATCGTGCCCAACACCGTCACCACCGACAAGGTCACGAGGGCTCGCACCGCGGCGCCGCATCTCGAAGCGGGCGACATCTTCCTGCCGCTGTCCGCCGCGAACGGGTGGGCGCTCGGTCTCGTCAACGAGTGCGCCGCGTTCCCCGACCCCGGCACCCCCGACGACCAAGTCGACGCATGGTCGCAAGGCGTGACCCGCATCCTCGGCGCCGGCCCCGGCCACGTCGAGATGCCGCCGGCGACGGCGCGGGTGTCGCTGCCGCAGCCAGGTCACATCGGTCGACGCATGCGCGGTCTCGGACCCCGCACCGGATGATATCGTCGACGTCGGTCGGCCTCGCCCATCGGCGCGTCGCATCCGGTGCCAATCCAACACGAGCACGGAGGTTGACGACATGGGTGTACGAGCGAAGTTCTATGTGGCTGAGGTCACGCTGACGCCTGGCGGTGGCGGCAAGGTCAAGCTGCAGGCGGTGTCGCGTGGCGAACATGCCGACCGCGCTGTCTGCGTCGACGACGGTCACGCATTCGGCCAACCCCGGTCGGGTAGCGTTGCGGGTGGCACCGCAACCGCCCCGAGGAGACCGACGATGGCCACCGAGAACGACATCACGTGGACCGACCTGGCGTCGCTGATCGGTCGCACCATCGTCGCCGCTCGCATCATCCCCGACCGCCACCGCCAGTACTGGGACGGTGCGAGCGGCACGATCGTCATGGCTCTCGACGACGGCCGCCAGATCGCGTTCGAGGCCGCCGAGGTGTGTGGCGACAACCCCGTCGTCTGCATGGTCGTCGTGCCACCGAACGACGACCGTGCAGACGCAGCCGCGTACGCCGTCGACCGGCTGATGCGCCACGGGATGCGAGCGGGCTGATGGCGCAGACGTTCGGACTCCACGACGCCAACATCGACATCGCCCACCCCGACGCCGAGGCCGTCACCCGCTACACCGAGTTGTCGGTGCTGTGCCGCCGCGGCGCCATCACCATTCGCACCCACGCCGGCGCGCTTGTGCGCACCGCCGACGGTGTCGCTACCGCCGAACGCACCACCCGCCCGTTCAAGTGGGTCGTCACCCTCGACGACGGCGAGGTGTGGACCATCACCAAAGCCGAACGACGCTGCATGTCGTGCAGCTGATTGGAGACACCGCAATGTCCGCCACCACTCTCGACCCACCCCGCCACCGCCCGGTCTACCACCGCCCGGTCTCGGTCCTGCCCCATCTCGGCATCACCTACCGGCAGTTCGACTACTGGTGTCGCACCGGCGCCATCACGATCACCCAAGCCGCAGACGGCTCCGGGTCGCGTCGCCTGCTGTCCGAGCTCGACCACGCACGGCTCGCCGTGCTCGGCCGTCTCGACGAGTTCTCGTGGGGACTCGGCGGTCTCCCGCACGGCCTGATCCGCGCCGTGTGGGACGTCCTCAACCGGCCCATCGAGCAGTGGCCCACGCATCTCGTCGTCGAAGCGGTCGGCCGTTCGTTCGCCGTCACCGACCTCGTCGACACCGACGTCGACGTGGCGCTCGTCATCCGCGTCGCGCCATGACCATCTCGGCGTTCGTGCTGCACGTGTTCGCCTGCCATCGCATCGCGCAGCTCATCACCCACGACAGGGTCGCCGGCGAACTGTTCCGCTGGCGGCTGATCCGCCGCGCGTACATCCGCACCGGCGACTACGACGTCGAGGACTGGGACGACCTCGCCGCCAAGCCGTCCGGGTGGGATGGTCTCGTCGACGCCGACGGCGAAGACGCCCCCGGTCTCGCCTACCTCGTCCGGTGTTGGTGGTGCGCCGGTATCTACATCACCGCCGCATGGACCGCGCTGTACTGGCTGTGGCCGCACGTGTGGCGGTTCGGGTCCACGATGCTCGCCGCGTCGACGCTGTTGGTCGTCATCGCCAACCTCGTCGGCCTCTCGGCGCGCCGCTGACGCCTACACTCCGCACCGATGGCTCTCCGACGCGAACGACGCAAGCCCACCGATCCACGAGCCCTGGTCGGCTCGGCGATTCGTCTGCCGTCGAAGGGCGCCGGCGTCAAGAAGGCCGGCCGCAAACCCGAAGAGTGGCAACACGAGTGCTGGGACTTCTACGACACCGTGCCCGAGCTCAAGTTCGCCGGTATATGGGTCGGCAACCAGTTGTCGAAGGTTCGGCTCTACGTCGCGGTCGCCGACGACGAACACAACGCCATCCCCATCGACTCGGTCGACGTCGACGGCAAACCGCACCCGGCTACGGTCGACTTCCCGGACGCGCTCAAGGCGTCGGCGGTCGCCGAGCTCGCACGTCTGCGATCCGACCTCGGTGGTCAACCGGAGCTGCAACGCGAGATGGCGGTCAACCTCGACTTCGCCGGCGACTGCTACCTCGTCGGCTGGGCCAAGCGCGCAGCGAAGATCGCCGCGCTACCCGGCGAGGTCGACCAACCGGAGGTGCCCGAGCAGTGGGAGATTCGCTCCCTCGACGAGGTCGAGAACAAGGGTCAGAAGTGGGTGATCCACGACGAGCCCGGCGACGCCGGCCGCGACCTGACCGAAGATGACACGATCATCCGCTGCTACCAGCGCCACCCTCGATGGTCGAAGCTCGCCGACTCGAACGTGCGTGGCACCATCTCGGAGTGCCGGCTGCTGCAGGCGTTGACCGGGCAGATGTATGCCGAGACGCTGTCACGTCACAACGCCGGCGCGATCACGCTCCCGGACGGTCTCACGTTCGGCAAGGCGACACCGACCGGGCCGACCCCGCAGTCGGGCGACGAGCAGAAGGAAACACCGTTCGTCGACGACATGACCAACGCCCTCACCCGACCGATCGACGACCCGACCGACCCGCTGTCGGTGGTGCCGTGGCTGATCCAAGGCCGCCCCGAGCTGCTCCACCCCGACGTGCTACGCAAGATCGACTTCGGTCGTGGCGGCACCGAAGACATCGACAAGAAGATCACCGCCCGCGTCACCCGCCTCGCGCACGGCATCAACCTGCCCGTCGAGGTGCTGCTCGGCCACATGCAAACCACGTTCGCCAACGCCGCGCAGATCAACGAGGACACGTTCACCGACTTCGTCGAGTCCCGCGTGCTGCTGCAGTGCGACATCCTCTCGGAGTGGTTCCTGCGAGCCAACCTGCGCGACTCGAACTACGACGCCGACCTCGTGCGTCGCATCTTCGTGTGGTACGACGCGTCGGCGCTGATGGACGACCCCGACCCGTCGGAGGCCGCCGACGAGGCGCTCGGCAACTTCGCCATCAACCTGCCCGGCTACCGCAAGCTCAAGGGCATTCCCGACGAGATGGCGCCGACGTTCGAGGAGCAGATGGGATTGGTCGCGATGACCCGCGGCATCCTCACCGCCGAACTCACCGGCGCACTGCTGCAGGTGGCGTTCCCGAAGCTCGTGCTGCCCGACCTCCAGGCCGGCCAGGGCAACGCCGCGCCGGCCGATGACGACGAGTTGTCGCAGGTGTCGCGCATCTTGCGCGCCACCGGGCTGCCGGTCTCGGTCCTCGCCGCGCTGGCGTTCCAGCTCACGCAGCAGACGCCGCCGATCGCGCTCGCCGCCGCTGCCGAGGGTGGCGCCGACCCCCCTTCGCCCGCCCCGGCCTGACCGGCGCCGTCAGGGCCGACAGTCCGGGGCGACGCCTCGCCGACATCGACCGCATCCTGCGCGAGCGTGTCCAGACCGAAGCCGAGGCCGCGATGCGCCGAGCGCTCGAACGTGCCGGCAACCGGCTCAAGGGACGCGCCGGCGTGTTCCGCGACACGCTGCGCAACGTCGCCCCGATGTTCGCCGCCCGCACCCTCGGACCGTCTCTGATCGCCGCGGGGGACCTGTCCGACGCCGAGCTGCTCGACGGCGCGTTCGACGACCTCGTCGCCCGCTACCGGGTGTGGGCTCTCGACGCCGCCGCCGACGCCCAATCGGTCGTGGGTGGTCTGATCGGCGAGTGGCGCACCGGCTACCCCGACGCCATGAAAGCGACGCAGCTGCGTCACGTCGACGACTCGGTCGCATGGTTCCGGTCTGCGATCGGCGGGCTCGCGTCGGATCGGCTGTTCGACCCGGTCGGTCTCGACCCCGACTCGATAGACGAGCTCGTCCCGACCGGGTTCGTGCGTCACGTGCTCGGCGTCGCCGGGGGCACCGCCGACATCACGTCGTCAGGGTTCGCGTACACCGTCGTCACGTCGGACAACCGTGGCGTCGGCGGCGTCGCGACGGGCCCCGATGTCACGCGTGCGATCCGAGACCACGGCGGCACCACCGAGGCGTACCGGTGGGTGTACGGGCCGGCGCGGCGCAAGGCGCCGTTCATGCCGCACCTGCGTCTCGACGGTCAGGTGTTCGAGCGGTTCGACTCGCCGGTGTTGACGAACGGGTCCGGGTGGCCGCCGTTCGCGTTCTACATCCCGGGCGACCACGCCCACTGTCGGTGTGACTTCGAGCCGATCATCCTCACGCCGGCGCAGGCACGCTCGGCGGGTCTGTCGACGGGACCGCCACCACCCGCCGATTGGGCCGACCTGTTCCAGCCGACGCCGCTGACGACACGCTCCGGGCGCAACGCGCTGCGCTACGCCACCGCGAAGGCCGAGCGGGTGTTCGCGCCGATCATCACTGGTCTCGACCAGCTCCACGGTCTCGCCGACGACGGGTTCGCCGAGACCGTGGTCATCGCCGGTGGCAAGGCGCAGAACAAGGGCGGTCACTTCTCGCCGGTGCCGGCGCGCTCCAAGCCTCGCCGGCTCAAGGGCGAGTCGGTCTCCGATTGGTCGGCGCGGCGCATGGCCGCGATGAACGCACCGAGACCCGACCCCGAGATTCGTGTCAACGACCGCGGCGACGGCACCGGCATCATGTCGTTCGTCCACGAGTACGGCCACCGCACGGACTGGGTCGTCGACGCAGACACGCCCGCTGGCGGCCGGTTCGTGTCGGCGACGTTGCACAAGGAGACCCCCGAGGTGCGGGCCGCGTTCGAACAGTTCCTCACAGCCGCCAACGACGACCACTTCAAGCAGACGCTGCGGTCGTTCGCCGGCCAGCCCGGGTATCGGGCGTACCTGTCCGACGTCCGAGAGGTGTGGGCCCGCGCCTATTCGCAGTGGGCGACCCGCCAGCTCGGAGGCGACGCCGCCAAGTCTCTTGACGCCATGCTCGACACGCATCTGTACTTCCAGTGGCCCGACGACGTGTTCACCGATACCATCGGCCCGGCCGTGGAGAACGTGCTGCGGGCGAGGGGGCTGATGCAATGACCGACGACAACCGGTTCGGCGACCGACCGTACGACGACCTCATCGTCGACGGCGACCTCGTGACGCCGGTCTCGATCGACTCGGTTCTCGACGAGCTCGCCGCAGACGACACCCTGCCGAGACCGGACGACGCCGGCGACTTGTCCACACCGGGTGGATAACCTTGCGTTCCTAACCCCGGTTGTGTATCGTCTCGGCCATGGCAGATACCGCAACACGCAAGACGTCCCCGACCCTCGTCAACAACTCCGCATGGCTCGCCGGGTACGCCGCGTTCGAGCGTGGCGAGTCGTGCCCATGGGGCGACGAGTCCGCCCGCGCCGGATGGATCGCCGCCAAGGCCGAGGTCGTCAAGTGATCGTCGTCAACGAACCCGTCGACATCGCCACCGCCTACCACGTGCAGATTCGTCGAGACCACCCCAACTACCCGACCGGGGCGTGGCGCACGTACGACCGGTGGGCCACCATCGACCAGGCCGAGCGCACCCGCGCCGGGTTCGCCGCCGGCGCCATCTCGGTCGGCTACCCGGTTGAGGTTCGTGTCGTCCGCGTCACCGTCACCACCGTCGTCGAAGAACTGATGGAGGCACCGCAATGACCACCTACGCCGTCGAGGTCACCACCACGACCCGACCCAACGACACCCGCACCCGAGAGACCCGCACCACCGAGCTGACCGCGGTCGCGGTCGCCAAGTCGTGGGTCGGCCCCGACACGCCGCTCGTCACCATCGCCCGGTTCGCCGACGACTCGCTGTCGTTCCGGTCGGTCACGTGGCACCCGTACCGCGGTGTCAACGTCACCGCGTGGCGCACCAACATCCACGACCCGCTCGTGCTGCACCGGCCCGCGGCGGTCGCGTGATGGCCGTGCACCGCGGTCTGATCGTGGTCGACTCGACCCTGCCCGTCGACGTGCTCGACACCGAACTCGTCGCCGGGTGGCGGGTGCGCGACGAACTCCACACGCGCATGGCTCGCGCCATGGTCGAGGCCATCGCGTCGCTGCCCGCCCGCGTCGTCGACGTCGGCGAGACCTCACCCGCCGCCGACCTCGTCGGAGCATGGTGATGGCTGACATGCCGCCGCCCGAGCTCCCGCCTCACCTGGCGGCGCGCATGCCGCGCCAGTCGCCGCGTCTCTGGACGTTCCGGTACACGTGGAAGGTCGTGCGCGACACTCGCTCAGCGTTGGCCGTCGGCGAGGGCTACGAGCCCGTCGTCGTGTGCCGGTCCGGTCTCACCATCGACGCCGTCGACCAGTGGTCGGGCGACGCCGCCGCGGCGTGCCGTGCGATCGAGGACGACCTCACCGTGATGCTCGCCGGCGTGGCGCCAATCTCTCGCCGATGGTTGCGCATGCGTGTCGTCGTCGACGGCGGGTACGTCGATGGCTGAGCGTCTCACCAAGGCCCGCACGTTCACGATGCCGTGCGAGTTCGCCGAGGTCGTCATCGTCGGCACGTTCGAACAGGGCGACCCCAGCGCGCGGTCGAGACCCACGCCCACGACTGGGGCCAAGGCTCCGACGGCTACCCGGTGTTCCACTTCCGCCACAACTCCACCGACGCCGCCCGCTACACCGCGATGCGTCTTGTGCTGCTCGCCAACGCCGGCCCGACCAAGTTCGACTGGCCACTCGAACCCGTCGTGCTCGGGCCCGACGACACCCTCGCCATCGCGTGGACCGTCGACGCATGGCTCTCCGCGGTCAATCCCGCGTGATCTAGTCTCCGACCGCACCACCGCGGTCGGACAACCCGAAGGGACACCATCAATGAGACACCGCACACGCATCGTCATCGCTTGCGCCGCCATCGCGGCGGGCGTCGGCCTGATCCCCGCCGCCCCGGCGCTCGCGCATCACCCGGTCGTCGCCGGCGCCACGCAGTGCCGCGTCGACACGTGGTCGGTCACGTGGACCGCCCGCGCCGACGTCGATCGAGACCTCACCTGGCGCATCACGTCGCCGGCCGGGTATGCGCCGGCCGGATCGCAGGGCGACGACCTGGCGTTCACCCGCACGGTCACCTACCCCGGCACGCAGGCGTCGGCCACCGAGACCGTGTCGGCCGCCTGGTCGAATCAGGCGACCGGGTCGAACTCGGCGACGGTCGCCCGCCCGCCGGTCTGCCCGGTCCAGACCACGACCACCACGGTGCCCGCCACGACCACCACGGCCACAACGGTCCCTGCGACCACCACCACGGCGCCCGCCGCCACCACGACGACCGTGGGCGCCGATCCGACGACCACGATCTGTACGACCGGCGTCACGAATGAGACCGGCGGGTGTGAACCGGTCGGCTGCTGCGACGAGCCCACCACCACAGCGGCGATCGTCGAAACCACCGTGGCGGGCACGCTGCCCGCGACCGGGGCCCGCTCCGACGCCAGACGCAACGCCGGCATCGCCGTCGCGCTCGTGCTCGGTGGCGTCGCCATCTTGCGCATCGCCCGGCGCCGGCGTGTAGCCTGACCCCCGACTTCCCGAGGCCGCGAGGGACGACAACCGACTGCGGCATCGAAGACAGCGCCACCCGGACCCGTTCGGGTGGCGCTGTCGCGTCCGGGCGCATAGCACTACGCTCGGTCGCCATGTTCACCATCCGCCAGAACTCGTCCGGCCAGTGGGAAGTCGTCGACGCCGCCGGCACGGTGCTGTCGACGTTCCCGGACTACACGCAAGGCCTCGTCTTCGTCGGGGGCCAGCTCGCCACGATGGCCGCGATGGCACCACCCGCCGCACGTCTCGCGACCGCGCCAAAGGGTGCACTCGCCGAGCGTTGGGTCTCCGGTCCGAACGGTGTCGCGTTGCAGGAACCGACCGGCGACGGCCGCGACTTCTCCGAGTGCGTCTGGACGTTCCGAGATGGCCCGCTGCCGCTGATGTTCCACAACGTCTCCGACTGGCAGCACATCGGCGCCGTGCTCGCCGGCTGGGCCGACGAGAACACCGTCGTCAACGGCACCCCGTTCTCGGCCGGATGGTTCCACGACTCCGACGCCGGCCGCGCACTGCGCGACGTCCTCGTGGCGCAGGGCCGGTTCGGTGTGTCCGTCGACCCGGGCGCGGTCACATGGGAGGACCGCTGCACCGAGGTCGACGAGGACGGGTGGTGCATCGAGGCCGAGACGTGGTTCCTCACATACGACATCGCCGGCATGACCGCCGAACCGTTCCCCGGGTTCGAGACCGCATGGATCGAGCTCGGCAACCCCGCCGCCGCGTCGACCACCGAGCCGTCTGACGCAGCTGACGACGACGCATCGGCAGAACCCGTCGCGGCGTCCGGGACGATCACCGTCACACCGCGCCCGGCGCGGCTCGAATACTCGACGATGACCGAACCACCCGACGACGACCCGCGCAACGTGCCGCAGTTGTCGACCGGTGGCATCGCTGTGCCGCTCACGATCGAAGACGGCGACGACGCAGGCTGGCGCCACGTGTACGGCCACATCTACCCCGAGGGCGCCTGCCACATCGGCTACCCGAACGAGTGCCGCACCGCGCCGTCGTCGCCGACCGACTACGCGAACTTCAATCTGCACGCCAACCCGTCGCCGGGTGGGCCGCCGGTCGGCACCCTCGTGTACGGCCTCGACCATGCGCCGCTCGTCGGCATCACCGCGCAGCAGGCCCGAGACCACTACGCCAACACCACGCTCGGGTGGGCGTCGGTGCGTGCGTCGAACGGCCGCAACGGCGGATGGTTCTCCGGTGTCGTGCGCGCCGACGTGACACCGCACGCCGTCAACGTGCTGCGCGCGTCCGGGGTGTCGGGGGATTGGCGCGAGTGGGGCGACTACGAGCTCGACATGTTCGGCCTGCAATCGTGCAACCTTCCCGGGTTCCCGATCACCCGCCAGCGTCTCGTCGCCGCCGGTGGCATCCAACTCGCCGACCCGTTGCCGCGCATCACCGTGCGCGACGGCCGTGTCATCGCGATGCGTGGCATCGGCATCGTGCGCCCGGCCCCGGCGCGTGTCGAAGCGCTCGTCGCGTCCGGGATGGTGCACTGCTCGGCGTGCGGCCAGGACCACCGGCCCGCCGCCGGCAAGCGGCTGTCGGCGCGCAACGGTCGCAGCGACGACCGGATCGACCGCGTGCTCGCGATGGTGTCTGCGATCGACCGGCGCACCCGGCACCTGATCCCGGCCGAACGCGACCACCTCGCCGCCCGCATCATGCTCGGCGAGACCGAGGCCGCCGTCTGACACGTGACGTCGATCGACACGAGACGCGTGCACGGCGCGCGCTGATCCTGTAACGTCCCGCCCGAAGGCCAAGGTTTGAGCGTCCCGCCCTAGTCGGGTCCACGTCTCCACCGGGAGGCCGCACCACCACTCCCGATCCGTCATCACGTAGGAGACACCCACATGGACCGCATTCTCGAACTGCTCGCCTTGGGCGCAGCCATCACCGACGAGCAGCGCACCGAGCTGCTCGGTCTCGTCGCCGCCCTGAGCCGCGACGACGTCGAAGGGTGCCGCGACGCGTTGCGTGCCGCCGGCGCCGAACTGCTCGCCGCAGACGCCACCGACGAGACCCTCGCCGCGCTCGGCGTGGTGTCTGCCGCGTCGACGGCGCTCGTGGAGCGCATCGCCGCGCTCGACGCCGACGACGCCAACCGAGAGACGCAGCGCGCCGAGCTCGCCGAGGCCATCGCCGCGCTCGACCCCGACAACGCCGACCCCGAGAACCCGGACCCGGACGACCCCGATGCCGCCCCGGTCGACGACCCTGATGCTGCGCCGGCCGAGACCCCGCCTGCCGACGACGCGGCCGAGACCCCGCCCGTCGCCGAGCCCGTCGCCGCAGCAGCCACGCCGCAGCCGCGCATCTCGAACGTCAACGCACGCCGGCCCCCGGCGTCGCAGCCGCACGTCCCCGCGGCGCAGGTGCAGCGCGCACCGCTCGTCGCCGCCGGCGCCTACGCCGGCGCTCAGCCCGGCCAGGAACTCGACGCCGAGATGGCGATTCGCACCTGGGAAGAGGCCTACATCGCGTCGCAGGAGTGGATCGGCGGCAACCCGAAGATCCCGGTGCAGTCGATGCGTGCGTTGGCGATGTTCCCGAACGAGCGTCGCCTCACCGGCGACTCGGCCGAGAACACCCGCAAGGTCGCCGCGGCGACGAACACCCGGGCGCTCGCCGCCGCGGGTGGCATCTGCGCCCCGATCAATGTCGACTACTCGCTGCCCGTCGTCGGCTCGACCGACCGGCCGGTGCGTGACGCCCTGGCCCGGTTCGGTGCCGAGGCCCGCGGCGGTGTGTCGACGTTGCCGCCTCCGATCCTCGGCGCCGCCGCCGCCGGCATCACGGTGTGGACCCACGCCAACGACCTCGCCGCACTCCCCGGTGGCGCGTCGCCCGACCCCGCCGTCAAGGCGAAGATGCGGGCCACCTGTCCGACCCCGGAGACGACCACTGTCGACGCCGTCGTCGGCCGGCTCGTGTTCGGCAACTTCGGTCTGCGCTACTTCCGGGAGCAGGCCGAGGCATGGCAGCGGCTGCTCCTCGTCGAGCAGGCCCGCGTCGCCGAGAACAAGCTGCTGACCACGATCGCCGCCGGGTCCGAGGCGGTGACGGTCGGCGAGCTGTTGTCGACCGAACGCGACGTGCTCGCCGGTCTCGACCGCGCCACCGCCGGGTTCGTGTACCGCCACCGCGACCCCAACATGCGGTTCGCGTTCATCGCCCCGGGGTGGATGCAGAACAACATCCGCACGTCGGTCGCTCGTGGCATCCCGGTCGGCACGATGGACGAAACCCTCGCGCTCGCCGACGCCGCGATCGCACGGTGGTTCGCTGCTCGTGGCATCACGCCGGCATGGCACCTCGACGGCGAGACCGGCCAGGGGTTCTCGGCGCAGATCGACGGCACCCTCAACCCGTGGCCCGACACCGCCATCACCTACCTGCATCCGGTCGGCGAGTGGCTGTTCCTCGACGGCGGCGAGTTCAACCAGGGCATCTACCGCGACTCGGTCCTGAACGACACCAACGACGCCGAGTTCTTCGCCGAGACGTTCGAGAACGCCCACCACCACGGCCGCGAGTCGTTGCGGATCACGTTCGACATCGTCCCGAACGGCACGTACTCGTGCTGCACCGAAATCGACATCGCGACGACGGGCAGCTGACCTGAGCGTGGCGGCGGGTCCCGGGCATCGGGGCTCTTGCGGTGTCTCGCCCGAGGCCCGCCGCCACAACCGATCGACCAAACCGCGTGGAATGATGTAGCGCATGGCAGACCCGACTCCGATCAATGCGCCGCCCGCGCAACCGCCCCGCTACTCGCTCGTCGCTGTCGCGGTCGACGCCGACCTGCCACCTCAAGCGCTGCTGCACGGCTGGACGTTCGACCCCGAGCTGTGCGGTGCGTCTCGTGGCGGCATCGTCGACATCGACTGCGTCGGGTCCACCCCCGACGGCATGGAGGTTGCGACGAACCCGGATGTGGTGTCGGGCACCACGTTCGCGATCTTCGCGACCGACCGCTGCTCGGCGCTCGACATCAACCGGCGTGACTGGCGCGGCCGGGCCGAGCGCGCCATCAACGCCGTCGAGTCGTACTGGCTCGCCAAGCAGCTATCGACGGGTGCGCCCGGCACGACCACCGGCATGCTGTCGCTCAACGACGCCACCGTCGACGCCACCTCCGGGGCAGTCCCCGCGGCGTTCGCTCTCGCGGCGTTGGAGGGCGAGCTCGCCGAAGCGATGCGCGGCCAGCGCGGCATGATCCACGTGTCGCCCGCGGTGGCGACGCTGCTGATGTCGGAGTCGGCGATGCGACGCGACGGCCAACTGTGGGTGACCGCCACCGAGAACATCGTGGTGATCGACGCCGGCTACAACGGCGCCGGCCCCGGCGACATCACACCCGACGTCGGGTCGCAGTGGATGTACGGCACGTCGCCGATCCGCGTCGACCTCGGCGAAGCGCAGATCGTGCCCGGCTCGTTCGAGGCGGCGCTCGCCAAGGCGCAAGCGCACGACCACGACGTCAACACGGTGACGATGTACGTCGCCAAGCTCGCCACGTGGGTGTGGGACGAATGCGCACTGATCGCCGCCGAAGTCGACACCACCGGCCTGACCGGATCGTGAGGTACGTTTAGACCATGCCGCCAGCCACCGAAGGTGTGATTGCTCCGACCGGGTCTCTCGGTCTGCACGTGATCCGAGGCGACCGCCTCGGTCCCCGCCCGTTCGTCGAGTACCCGCCGAACACCGACCGGCGTGTCATCTCCCGGTTCGGTCTCCCCTCGTCGGAGGTGTCGCCAGAGGTGAACGACTGGCGTCTGCGGAACCTGCCGAACCTGTGGCGCGGCATCCGCCGCGTCAAGCTCGCCGACAAGCTCAACCTGTCGACGTTCTACGGCGCGCTGTACCTCGCGGTGCGCCGCGGCGACGGCACCGTCGTGCCGCTGGGTCTCGCCTCGCTGCGAGTCGTCACCACGGTCGGAGTCGGCTACATCGTCGACGCCTTCCAGAACATCGTCGAGTTGGAGGAGATGAAATATCACGGGTACGGCACCGGCACCACCGCCGAGGCCGCCGGCGACACCGCGCTCGTCACCGAGCTGACGACGCAGTACGTGACGAACTCGACCCGCCCGACCGGCACCACGACCGAGGGTGCGTCGGCGAACATCTATCGCACCGTCGCCACCCTGACCCCCGACTCGGGTGGCACGATCGCGGTCACCGAGCACGGCATCTTCTCCGACGTCGACGTCGGCCAGGGCGTGTTGCTCGACCGGTCGGTGTTCTCCGCGGTGAACCTCGACTCGACGAACGGTGACTCGCTGCAGACCACCTACGAGCTGACCCTGCCGTCCGGCGGCTGACATGACCCCGATGTCCCGCCGCAAGGGGGCCCTCGCCATCGGCCTGCTGTTCGGTGCCGGTATCGGCGCCGCCGTGTTCGTGCCGCCGGTCGTGTCTCGATCGGTGCCGGCCCGGTCGGCGCTCGCCGACGAGGTGCCGGCCGTGATCCACTACCGCGTCGTCGCGAACGACTCGTGGATCGGGATAGCGAACCGGTACAACCTGACCGGCAACGAACTCGCACGCCAGAACGGCACCACCATCTCGTCGACGCTGCTCGCCGGCCGCATCCTGCACGTGCTGCCCGGCCCGCCCACGTCGACCACCACCACGAGCTCGTCGACGTCCACGACTGCGGCCACCACCACGACGGTCCCCGCTACGTCCACGTCGACGAGCTCGACCACCTCAACGACGTCGACCACGAGCACGACGTCGACGACCACCACCTCGACCACGTCAACGACGACGACGGTGCCCGGTGGTGGTTCGTTCGTCGAGACCTACACCGACGGCGAGAACTGGCGGGCCCGCTGGGACCTCGACGTCCACCACCGCGCCGACGCCGACACCCCGCCCAGCCCGGTCGGCACGAACACGTGGCGCGCCGACCACGACGTCGCATGCGGCACCGCCGACACCTTCCGAACCATCGACGCCCACGGCGACCGGTCGCAGCACTTCTACCGGTGCGGCACCGACGGCGGCGTCGGCAACGCCCACATGATGACGTCGATGGGCGACGTCGACGGCTACTCGACACTGTCGATGTCACCCCGCCAGACGTTCCCCACCATCGGCCGCGTCTGCTGGGATCAGAACGTCACCGAGCAGGGTGGCCGCCAGTGGACCGAGGTGGTCGTCGTCCCCGCGGCGAAGGTCGCCGACGGTGACCTGACCCACGTCAACCCCGAGTTCGTCGGTGTCGACGACAAGACCAAGCAGCACGACGCCACCACATGGGGTGTGATGGTCCACGGCCAGTACTGGGGTCTCAACGTGTTCGCCAACGGGCCCCGGTTCACGAACTCCGGGTATCAGTGGGACCGAGACGTCCAAGGCCAGGAGTCGCGTGCGATCCGCCGGCAGCACTGCATCACCGCGAACGCCAACGACACGGTCACGGTCACGATCGACCAAGGCGTCAACGGCACGTTCTCGCAGACGTTCCCCGGCCACTTCCCGACCGACGCCCGCGTCATCCTGGAGCAGCACTCCTACACGCCCGACAAGGATGGCGAAGCGTGTCGGCAGGTCGGCTCGCTGACCGGCTGTCGGTACACCTGGCACTGGGACAACGTCACGATCGAGCCCTGAGCCGTGGCCGTCCCCACCTTCGGGTCGGCCTCAGCTGACGCCGAGTTCAGTGGCTCGACCACGTTCACGGTCACCGCACCGGCGTCGGTGGCGACCGGCGACGGTCTCATCGCGTTGGTGTTGAATCACGGCGGGTTCTTCGGGTCAGTCGCTGATCTGACGCCGCCGTCGCCGTGGGTGACCGTCGCGGAAATCATCATCGGCAACAGCCCGGTCGCCGGCATCTACACGCTCATCGCACCATCGGCGTCGCCGTCGTTCGCGTGGACGATGAACGATGGCGGTGAGCGCGTTGGAGCCATCTGTCGGGTCGAGGCGGGGACGTTCGACGTCGACGCTCCGATCTGGACCGGCCTCGGCGCAACCGCTGGCGTCGACTACACGCTGACGTTCGACGGTTCGGCAGGCACCGGCGTCGATGCCATCACGCTCACGCCGCCGTACGACGAATGCCTCGGCGTCGCGATGTTCGCCGCCAAGACCCCGTTCGGTGGGTTCACGTCGACGACGGGCGGATGGACGAACCGGGTCCGGTTCGACAACGACTCGGCGAGTGGCTCGCTCTCGACCAAGGATCTGACGACGTCGGCGACGGGCACCGTCACCGAGACGGCCGATGTCTCGGTTGCCGCCAACGAGGGCGTCGGCGCACAGGTCGCGGTGCCCGCACTCGGCACCGTCGTCCTGCCGCCGGTCAGCCGGGTCGCGGTCGGGGCGAAGTCGGCGGGCGGGACCACCACGGTCAGCATCGCCTATCCGACTGGCCTCGCAGCGGGCGATCAGATTTTCGCCTTCCGCGTCGGCTGGGAATCCGACATCGTGATGTCGAACGAGACGGGATGGACGTCACTCGGCGGTCTCGCCGGTGGCACCGGCACCGCGGCAGACAACCACACGACCGAGATTCGCGGCGACTCAAAAGACACCGTCGCCGGGACCGAATCGGGGTCGGTCACGTTCGATCAGACCGGCGGGACCACCCCGGGCTGTCTCGGCATCATGGTCGCTTACCAGCTCGACGACCCGACCGACACGTGGGACATCGCCACTTCGACCGGCGACGACGCCACCCACGGCGCCAACCGCTCCATCACCGCATCCACCAACACCGCGCTCGCCGTCGACGACGTCGTCGTGGTCGCCGTCGCCGTCGACACCGACACGTCGCTGACGATCACCTCGCCCGCGATCACAGCGTCAGGCATCACGTTCGGGCCCACGACCCGGCTGACGTCGGGGGCCGGTGTCGGCACCGGCGACGACGGCAACATCGAACTGTTCGAGGCCAAGGTCACCGCCGGCACCGGCACCGTGGCGCTCGCGCTGGCGTTCACGACCACCACCAACCAGTGCGGGCCGGCGCTGTTCGTGCGGCTACGAGCCGTCGCCGGGGGGCCCGTCGAGAACTTCAAGACGGTGACCGGGTCGGTCACCGGCACCGGCCGCGTCGTGCGGGCATCGGCCAAGACGCGGGGCGGGTCGTCGACCGGGACCGGGGTGGTGCGTCGCCTCACCGGCAAGCGTGTCGCCGGCACCTCGACACCGACCGGGGCCCTGACGCGGGCCAAGACGCAGTTCCGCACCCTCGCCGGGACGGTAACCGCGACCAGACGTGTCGTGCGCAGCTCGACGAAACGGCTGCTCGGGTCGTCGACGGCGACCGGGGCCGCCATCAGACGCACGGCTAAGACGCTCCAGGGCTCGTCCACCGCGTCTGGCACCCTGGCGGCGTCTCTGCTGCGCATGCTGACGCTGGCGGGCACTGTGACGCCCGCCGGTGTGATCCGCCGGGCCACCACCAAACGCCTCGCCGGGACATCGACGCCGGCCGGGCGGGCGGTGCGCCACACCACCAAGGGTCTCGCCGGTTCCGTCGTGCCCGCCGGCGACCCACGCCTCACCATCGCCAAGGCGTTCGCCGGCACGATCACCGCCACCGGACGCGTCGCACGCGGATCCATGAAACGGCTCGCGGGCTCGATCACCGCGACCGGGCGGGTGGTGCGCGCCGCGTTCAAGACGGTCGGCGGGTCGATCACTCCGACAGGCGGTGTCGACTTCGGCACCGTGTTCCTGCTCACGATCGGCGGCACGATCACCGCGACGGGCCGCGTCGTGCGAGCCACCGGCAAGCGTCTCGCCGGCAGCACCGCCGCCGCCGGTCTCGTGCGGCGGTCGACGTTCAAGCGTCTCGCCGGCCAGGTGACACCGACTGGTGTCGTGGTGCGCTCGCTCACGTTCATGCTGACCCTCGCCGGGTCGATCACCCCGACCGGTCTCGTGCGGCGCGCCACCGCCAAGCGCACCGGCGGCACCATCGCCACGCTCGGCGTGGTCGGCCGCGCCGTGTTCAAGCGTCTCGCCGGCACGATCACCGGCACCGGCACGCTCACGACGACGGGTGGCGCACCCAACGTCATCGGCGACGTCGTGTTGTCAACGCGCGTCGCGAACGACGCCGACCTCACGACCCGACCCGCCGCTAGCGCTACGCTCGCCACCATGCGCGCCGCCACCGTCGACCTGACCGCACGCAGGGCGCCATGACCGCATGCGACGGCGACTTCGACATCGGCGACCAGGTGATATGGGTCGCGACGTTCCGCAACGACGCCGGCGTGCTCACCAACCCGACCGCGGTGACGTTCCAGGTGCAGAAACCCGACGGCGTCGAGATGGCCGCGGTGTCGACACCCAACGCCGCGATCACCAACCCGTCGGTCGGAGTGTGGGAGTACCTGCAGCCGACCGCGCTCGACCAGGCCGGCACGTGGTGGGCGCGGGCTCGTGGCACCGCAGGGCTGCTCGCCGCCGACGAGATATCGCGCACCGTCAACTCGTCGGTGTTCGCCACACCATGACCCGTTGCGAGCACCGGCCGGTTCGGTGCAGTACAGTTCGCGCCGTGACAACTGAGAGCTCTTCGGAGGGATGACCGATGCCTGACAACTGTGTACCGCAGCTCCAGACGTGCCGCCTGCGGTTCGGCCGGCTCGCAGCCGGTGGCGCCCCCGCCGTCGGCGCCAACAACATCCTGGTCACCAAGTCGTTCACGACCCTCGCGACGACCGCGGTCTACACCGACGGCGACGAGATCGAAGACAAGAACGCGTGCGGCGAGGTCGAGTCGCAGTTCCGGTCGGCTGACACGTTCAAGCGTCTCGACTTCTCGATCACGTTCCTCGTGCCCGACCCGTACATCACCGCCGGTCTCACCGACGGTGTCGTGCTCACCGCCGGCACCGCGATCGGCGCCGGCTACCCGGCGCTCGGCCCGGTCGACGAGACCAACATTTGGTCGATCGAGGCGTGGGCCAAGCGCGTCAAGAATGGTGCGCTCGACCCCGACTATCCGTACGCGCATTGGGCGTTCCCGCAGGCGCAGAACATCCGCATCGGCGACAAGGAGATGGCGAACGGCACGCACCTGACCGTCATCTCGGGCCAGCTCGTCGAGAACCCCAACTGGGGTGACGGCCCGGCCAACGACTTCCCGGTCGCGTCGACACGTGTGGCGCAGTGGATTCCCGACGACGCCCTGCCCGCGGTGGCGTGCGGGTTCATCACGTCGATCGCCAGCTGAGCCGCTTGCGAGGCGTGTTACCCTCGCCCTCGAACACGTCGCTGCAACGCTGACGGCGTCGTGTCTACGGGGACACCGAAGACGGCCCCGCTGCTCCCTCCAACCGGTATCTGCCAAGAATCGGACGGTCGTAGCGGCGGGGCCGTCCCGCGCCCTTGCTGTCGCCAACCTCGGTTGTGTACGTTGGTCGCATGGCAGATACCACCACCGTCACCTGTCTCGACACCGACGCGCCGCCCGGTCGGCGCTCGCACGCATGGGAGAGCACCGGTCTCGACAACGTCGACGACGTGCTGTGCAACACCCGCCGATGCGTGTGGTGCAGCGAGCGCCAACACAAGGCCTACGGCGCCGGTGGCCGCCGCGGCTGGACGGTGACGCCGTGAGCGTGCCCACCGACCGTGTCATCACCGAGGCCGAGCGCGTCCACCTCGTCGAGATGTCGGGCCCGCAACGCACGGTGCTGACGTCGTTCTCGCAGGCCCGCCAGCGCGTCACCCTCGTCGACGTCGACTCGAACGAGTGGGCCATGGACGAGCTGCGCCGCTACCGCACCGGGGTGTCGTCGTGAGCTGGCGGATCGTGTACTCGCCATGGCCCGCGGGTGGGTGGCCGCAGAAACCGACCGACCTGCCGTACCGGTCGCCGTTCAAGGCGCCGTGGTCGAACACCCGCCAGCTGCTGTTCGACGAGGTCCGCAAGTTGCAGAACCCCACCGACCCCGACGAGGCAGTCATCTGCGTCGACGTCGACGAACGCGGCGTGCGTCTCGACGGTGGTCTGCGCGCCGACGTCCGACCCCGCTCGCCCGGCGTCATCGTGATGTTCGAGTCGCGCCACGGCCCGCAGCGCTACGTCTGCGACCGGTTCGACTGGTGGGAAGACAACGTCCGCGCCGTCGCTCTCGGGCTGGAGAACCTGCGCCGCATCGAGCGGTACGGCATCGCTCGCGACGGCCAGCAGTACACCGGGTGGAAAGCCATCGGCACCGGCATCGCGGTGGGGCCGGCGTCGATGACCGTCGAGCAGGCCGCCCGCTACATCTCGGACCACTGCGGTGTCGACTGGTCATCGGAGACCGACGACGACCCGTCGTTCGCCCTCGCGCTCTACAAGGACGCCGCCAAGCTGCATCACCCCGACCGCGGTGGCGACGCCGAAGTGTTCAAGCGTCTCGTCGACGCCAAGGCCATCCTCGACAAGGAGTTTCCCCAATGACTGACACCACCGGTCTCGACCCGATCGAACACCCCTGCCCGCATCCGGTCTGCGGTCAGGTTGTGCCGTTCTCGATCCTGGCGTGTCGACGCCACTGGCGCGAGCTGCCCAAGCCCCTCCAGAACGAGGTGTGGCGTGCGTGGCGCGGCGTGCAGAACGGCGCACCGGGCGCGGTCGGCCGCCACGATCGTGCTGTCGCCGACTGCGTCGCGTTCTGGACGCAGTCGCTCGGCGGCATCGTCGGCACCGGCTGAGGTAGCCTCGACGCCGTGACGTCGCTGCTCGGACCGTGGGCCACCCGAGACCACCCGATGATCGTCAAGGCCCACGACGCCGTCAAAGCCATCGCCCCGGAGGAACTCGACGAGGCGTTGCTCGCGGCGTCGCAAATCCTGTTCAACCTCACCGGCGCCCGATGGTCCGGCATCGTCGACGACCGCTACCGGCCGAACCCCGGACGCGGCCAATGCGGCTGCTCGATCGGCCGGCCCGGCTGCCAACGCGTCACCGAGTTCGTCCTCACCGGCTACCCGGTCATCACCGTGACCGAAGTCCTGATGGACGGCGTCGCCGTCCCCGACACCTTCTACCGCGTCGACGACTGGCGCTGGCTCGTGTTCATCCCCGACGAGGACGACCCCGGCGGCCAGGACCCATGGCCGTGCTGCCAGCGGATGGAGCGGCCACCGACCGAAGAGGACACGTTCGAGGTGGCGTACCGGTGGGGTGAGGTGCCCGACACCGTCGGAGTCAGATCGGCGGCGACGCTCGGTCTCGAACTCGCCAAGGCGGCATGCCCCGCGACCGCCGGCTCGTGCCGTCTGCCCGGGCCGACCACGACGGCCATCTCTCGCCAGGGCGTCTCGAAAGTCATCTCGTCGACGCTGTTCCGCGAGGGCTGGACCGGTCTCGCCGAGATAGACCTCTGGCTGGCGTCGCTGCCCAAGGCCGAAGCGCAAGGCGGCGGCCGGGTGATCGACCCGTACGCGCTCGGCCAGGCCGGGCGCCGGTCACGCCGCCACACGTGGCTCCCTGGCAGCTGACCCGCCGAGCTCGGGCGATGGCGGCACGTCTGCGCGCCGAGGCCGGCAACTACTTCAATCGGCCGTGGACGATGCGCGAGGCCGCCGACGTCATCGACGACCTCGTCGACGAGACGCGTCGTGTCACACCGGCAGAACACGACACGTCTCGCCTGCAGCGCGACGACGGGTAGCGTCTCGGCGGTGACACCGCTAACAGTTGCATACGTCGGGAACTTCGACGCCCCATGGTTCACCGAATGCCACGTCGCCGACGCCCTCGAAGTCAACGGCCACACCGTCGTGCGTCTCGACGAGACCGACCGCGCCACCTGGGTCGGGCTCGCGCGGCCACCCGCCGAGTGGGCGATGGTGCTGTGGACCGCGTCGAGACCGGCTAACGGTGCGCTCGTCGGCCGCGCCCTCGACGCCGCGAAGGCTGCGAACCTGCCCGTCGTCGGCTACCACCTCGACCGGTGGTGGGGCCTGCGCCGCGAGGCCGACATCGCGACGTCGCAGTTCCATCGTGGCGTCGACGTGCTCTGCACCGCCGACGGCGGCCACCAGGCCGAGTGGTCGTCGGTCGGCATCGAACACTGGTGGATGCCGCCCGCGATCGCCGGCGCCGAAGCGGCCCGCACCCCGAACCCGCGCGACGGCGAACACATCGTGTTCGTCGGGTCATGGGACCGCTACACCGTCGCCCGAGAGTGGCCGCTGCGCATGCAGCTCGTCGAGCATCTGCGAGCCCGGTGGGGTGAGCTCGTCGAGTTCTATCCGCGGTCACGTCTGGCGCCGGTGCGCGGGCAGGCCCTCACCGATCTGTACGCCGCGGCGACCGTCGCGGTCGGCGACTCGTGTCTCGCCGGCGACGCCACCCACTACTGGTCGGACCGCATCCCCGAGACCCTCGGCCGTGGCGGCTACCTGATCCACCCCGACGTCATCGGCCTCGACGAGCACTACACGCCGGGCGTCCACCTCGACACCTACCCGGTCGGCGACTTCGACGCGCTCGACACCCTGATCGAGGCAGCGCTCGCCGACCCCGAACGTGGCCGCGCCATCGGCACCGCCGCGAAGGCCCACGTGATCGACCGGCACCTGTACGAGCATCGTCTCGCCGACGTCATGGAACGCCTCTGGCAGACTCGCACCTTGCGCACCTACCAGCGGCACGCCGGCGTCACCACCACCACGCACCGCCAGTCGCGGGTCACCGCCCGGTTCGATCTGCGCCCCGGCACCACCGACGGCGAAGTCGTCGACGAGTTGTGGCGCGACGACCAGTACCGGTTGACACGAGACCAGGTCGCCGACGGCGCAGTGATCGACGTCGGCGCCAACATCGGAGCGTTCGCTATATGGGCCGCCGCCGCCGGCGCACACACCGTCCACGCCTACGAGCCCGAACCGTCGATCGCCGACCGCCTCGACGTCAACATCTCGATCAACTCCGACGCACGCCGCGTCGTCAAGGTGCATCGCTGCGCGGTGTGGTCTGCGGGTGAGACGCTGCGTGTCGAACGCGCCGTCGCCGGCTACGAAGGTGGCACCCGCACCCGGCCGTCGTGCGAGTACTCGGGCGACGGCTACGACGTGCCGACCGTGACGCTGCGTCAGGCGCTCGACGCCGCCGCCGGCCCCGGTGGACGTCTCGCCCTGCTCAAGATCGACTGCGAGGGCTGCGAATATCCGCTGCTCGCCGGCGCGTTCCCATCCGACCTCGACCGGATCGACCGGATCGTCATGGAGTTCCACGGCCGCCAGATGCGCCACATGGTCGACATGCCCGGCTCATGGCGGATGGGCACCGTCGTCGAGCAGCTCGCCGAGGTCGGCATCCCCACCATCTTCGGTCGGCCATCGACCGGCGGTCTGATCTACTGGCGCCACCACCACCTCGACGCCCACCTCGCGGGCCGCCGTGGCTGAGCTCCGACCGGCACGCCGGCCGCCGGTGCGGGTGTTGTGCGTCGACTGCGTGTTCGCCGAGCCCGCGTTCATCGGGCGCGGCACCGACGACGAGGCACCGGTGCTCGAATGTCACCGGTTCCCGCCGTCGCTCGTGGCCACCGTCGACGACGAACGGGTGACGCAGGTGTGGCCGCAGATGCAAGAGGGCGACTGGTGCGGCGAAGGCGTCGCCGGCTGATGCGCGCCGGTCTGATCGCACGCGCCGAGGACCGCGGTCTCGGCCACATCACGTGGGCCGCGTCGCAGGCGTTGCCGTGGGACCGCGTCGCGGTCATCGACTACGAGCCACGCAACACCGCGGTGCCGAACCATCTCGACCGCTACCCCGACGCCACCCGGCTGTGGTGCGACATCTGGACGACCGGCCGCCTCGACGAGACCGCTGCCCGGGCGTGGCTCGACGGCCTCGACGTCGTCTACTCGGCCGAAACCCTGTACGACTGGCGTCTCGCCGACTGGGCCCGCGACGCCGGCGTCGCCACCGTGGTGCACGGCATGCCCGAGTATTGGCGCCACGCGATGAACCGGCGCTGGCCGCAACCGACGCGGTGGTGGTGGCCCACACCGTGGCGTCTCGACCATCTGCCCGCCGGGCCGGTCGTGCCGATCCCGGTCGAAGCGATGGCGCCGATGAACCGGCCCGCCGACGACGGCGAACTCACCGTCGTTCACACCCTCGGGCATCGCTGCCAACATGACCGCAACGGCACCAACGCACTCGCGCGGGCGCTGCGTCGTGTGTCGATCGATGTCACGGTTCGGGTCTACACGCAGGAACGCACCCTCGACCTGGGGCCGGTGCCGGGCAACGTGAACCTGCGGGTGCACTGCGGTGGCGTCGACGACCGGTTCGACATGTTCGCCGGCGCCCACCTGCTGATGATGCCGCGCCGCTACGGCGGTCTGTGCCTGCCGGTCCAAGAAGCGATGTCGGTCGGTGTCGCCGCGTCCATGCCCGCCATCACGGCGAACGGTTGGTGGCCCGTCGACCTGTTCGACGCCGCCCCGCTCGGCCAGCTCCAGATGCCCGGCGGTGTCGTCGAGACCGCCGGCGTCCGAGCCGAGCCGATCGCCGCCGCCATCGACCGTCTCGGCACCGACCGCGCCGAGCTCGGCGCGCTGCAAGATCGGGCGTGGGAGTGGGGCCAGGCCAACACGTGGGACGCGCTCGCCGACGTGTGGTGGTCCGCGCTCGACGACGCCACCTTGCCTACCTAACCCCGGTTGTGTACCATGGTCGGCATGGCAGATACCACGCTCGCTGACACCGCGATCCACACCGAAAACGACCTGCACGACTGGCTGGAGTCGGTCGGTCTCGATATCGACGACCCGGAGGCCAAGGCCGCATGGCATGACCGCACTGGCGCGACCCGGCTGCTGGAGCGTGTCACGTTCTCCGACGGCCACCACACCGACGTCCTGCTCTACTGGCACGACGACGCCGGCACGTTCGTCACAGCCAACGTCGCGAACCTGCTCGACGAGCACGACGACGAGGCCGAGTGATGCGGCCGGTGCTCTGCGACCATCCCGGCTGCGACGACCCGGCCACCCGGATCACCACCGCGACCGGACCGAACACCCCGACCAAGCAGTGGTTCTCGTGTGAGCGCCACGTGCCCGTCGAGCGGCTGTCGCTCTGATGGCCGCGCCGGTCGTTCTCGACGCCGACGACCACCGCGTCGGCCTCACCGTCGTGATGACGCAGCGCCAGTTCCGCAAGCTGCTGCGCCTCGCCCGGACCCCCGACATGGAGGGGTGGTCGGCCGCCATCGTGCGGCTCGTCGACAAGGCGACGCCGTGATCCCGCTGCAGCTGTCCGGTCTGCGATGCCAGACCTGTTGGTGGCCGTCGGTCGCCCTCATCGACTGGACGACTGCGCAGCGGGACCGGTGGCGTAGGCTCGTCTGTCTGCGCTGCGCCACACACTGCCCGGTCCCGCTGTGACCGACCACGCCGTCGATCTGTTCTCCGGGATCGGATGGGGATTCGCCTGCGCCGAACTCGGCATCGACGAACACGGCATCGACAACGAACCGGCCGTCGCCAAGACACGCGAGGCGTTGGGGTGGTCGACGACGTGCGCCGACATCCTCGCGCTCGACCCGTCGGATTGGGCTGGGATCGACGGCCTGATCGGATCGCCGCCATGCCAGTCGTGGTCGCGCGCCGGGAAGGGCGCAGGTCTCGACGACCCGCGCGGCCAGTTGGTGTGGCAGCCGTTGGTGTGGGCGCTCGCGACCCGACCCCGGTGGGTGGCGTTGGAGCAGGTCCCCGAGGCCCGCGGTGCCTACGAGTTGATAGCCCACCGACTGCGTGAGGTCGGCTACCACGCCGAAGTGTTCGCCGTCTCGGCCGAGACGATGGGTGTGCCGCAGACCCGGTTGCGGGTGTTCATGCTCGCCCACCATGACCGTCCGGTCATGCGGCCACCGCTGACGCATCAACGGTTCCGCAAGGGCCGCGCCCGGGTCGAACCCGCCGACATGCTCGGTCATCTGCCGTGGGTGTCGATGGCCGAAGCGCTCGGCAAGGGGTTCCTCGATCGCCTTGCGCTGACGTTGCGTGGCCATTCCGAGACCGGGTCGGGGCACGGCATGGACGGCGGGTCGGGCGCGCGAGCCACTGTCGACGCCGCCGTGCGCGAAGGGCGATGGATGCTCGACCGCCATCAGAACGGTGCGCCGCTGGTCGACCCCGACGAGCGGCCGTGCCCGACGATCACCGCCGCGGCGATGGGTAAGAACGTGTGGGGCTGGTCTCTCAGCGCCAACGACCAACCGCGGGCGGGGACCCGAGACATGAGCGAACCGGCGCCGACGATCCTCACTCGATCCGAGAACGCGTCGTGGGCGCTCACGCGCCCGTCGACGACGGTGTGTGCCGACCCGCGCGTATCGCCGCCCGTCCATCACGACGGGTCGCAATCAGCGGGCGCGGTCCCGTTTGAGGAGGCCGGCTCAGACAAGCCGATCGCGCTCACCGAGGAGCAGGGGTGCATCCTGATGGCGTTCCCCGCCGCCGCACCGGCGGCACTGCACGGCAACAAGGAAGCTCGGTGGCGTCTGATCGGCAACGCCGTCTGCCCCCCGGTCGCGCGCGCCGTGCTCACCGAACTCGTCCGGTGATCGACTTCTACTCGTCGATGCCGCACTACGCGGCGCACCTCGCGCCGATCCACGCCGCGCTCGCCGAGACCGACCGTGGCGAGTTCTATTCGGCGTACGGCGTCGGCTGGGGTGAACGCATCCCCCGAGACCGCTACCGCGCCGACCGGCTCACCGTCGTCGCCGCATGGCAAGACGTCGCCCGCCTCGTTCACCACCGCCGGCTCGTGTACGTCGAGCACGGCGCCGGCCAGGTGTACGTCGACCGCGCCGACCACGAGGCCTACTCGGGTGGCGGCGCCCGCCATCCCGAGCGCGTCGTCGGCTACGTCTGCCCGTCCGAGACCGTCGCCGACCGGTGGCGTCGAGCCCGGCCGGGCGTGGCGGCTGTCGCGGTCGGATGCCCCAAGCTCGACCGGTTCGCCCAGGTCCTACACGACGCGTCGGGCGACGTCGTGCGCGACGCGTCCACCGTGGTGACATCCGACGCGTCACCGTCGTCGACGAGCGACACGTGTCGCCTGCCGGTCGGCGACACGTCTGCCCGAGCTGGGGGCGACAGATCGGTCGCGGTCACGTTCCACTGGCCCAACGCGTTGTGCCCCGAGGCCGGATCGGCGCTGCGCCACTACGAATGGGCGCTGCGGGGCCTGTGTTCGTCGTGGCGTGCGGCCGGGTGGAACGTTGTCGGCCACGGCCACCCTCGTCTCCTGGGCCACCTGGGGCCGGTGTGGGCTCGATCTGGCGTCGACGTCGTCGCCGACGCGGACGCCATCCTCGCCGACGCCACGGTGCTCGTCGCGGACAACACATCGCTGATGTACGAGATGGCCGCCCTCGACCGGCCGGTCGTGGCGCTCAACGCACCGTGGTATCGGCGCCACGTCGAACATGGTCTGCGGTTCTGGAGCCACGTCCCCGGCTGGCAGGTCGACGACGCCGACGCCCTGCGTGCCATCGACCTCGACGCCTACGTCGACGATGACCCGTCGGCAGGTTTGCGGCGGGCCGCCGCGGGGTTCGTCTACGCTCATCTCGACGGCAACGCCTCCCGGCGAGCCGGCGAGTTCATCGTCCAACTTGAAAGGTCGACCTGATGGGATTCCGCTCTGCCCCTGAAATCCGCAACCCAATGACCGGGTTCCTCGACCGGCTGCGGTTGCTCGGCGCCAACGACCGCGAGGTCGAAGACATCGTCGCCATGTTCGACGAGTCCGACGTCTCCGACGACGACCGCAAGCTCGTGATGACCGCACCCGACGCCCGCATCGTCGAGCTGATCCGGGCGATGCGCGTCGAAGACGCCGACCCGGGCGAGGCGTTCGCGGCCGCAGCAGCCGACGACACCGAGACCGACGACGAGCGTGCCGACCGCGAGCGTCGCGCCCGCGCCGATGCTGTCGCCGCGTTCGAGTTCGACAAGGGCACCGAGTTCACCCTCGACCAGCTGACCGCATGGGTCGGCGACGACGCCGCGCGCGCCGCGGTGGCGCACGAGGCCGAGCTCGCCCGCGAAGACGGTGGCCGCAAGGGGGCCGCCGAGCTGTTCGAGCGGTTCGACGCCACGCCCTTGTGAACATCGACCCCGGCTACCTCTTCGCGCTGTGCGGCGTGGTGCGTGACGTCATCGTCGCGCACTACGCCGACCTCGACGTCGCTCTGCCCGAGCGTCGGCTGAGGTCTCCGGGTCTGCCCGCCTACGACTGCGACGAGCTCGTGATATGGGTCGAGCGGGTGTTCCCGTTCGACGGCAACGTCACGGTCGAGACCGTCCCGACGCTCTACGCCGACCCCGCCTACATGACCCGCGGCGCCGAGCTGTCCATCTGCATCCTGCGCTGTCTGCCCGATGGCGACGCCCAAGGCAACCCGCCGGCCGTCGCCGACGAGGAGGCCGCCACCGCCGCGATCCTCGCCGACCCGGTTCTGATCTGGCAGGCGCTCATCGCCGCGCACGAGGACGAGACGCTGCCCGGGTGTGGTGCCATGGCGTTCGGATCGTGGGAGTCGGTCACCCCCGACGGGCTGCTCGGTGGTGGCGTCGTGCGGGTCCTGTTGTCGTTGGAGTGACCGATGCCGCTCGCCGAGTTCGGGGCCCGCGTCATCATCGACCCGGTCGCCCTCGCGAAGTACATCCGAGAACCGGGTGGCGACGTGTTCCGCATGCTCGTCGTCAAGGGCGAGGTCATCAAGCAGGGGGCGCGCCGGCGTGTCGGTGTGTACCGGCCCGAACCGGGCGACCCGTTCGCGTCGCGTCGGATGATGCGCCGCCGGCCCGGCACGCTGCGCGACTCGATCGTCAAACGTGTCGCCACTGACGGCAGGGGTCCGCTCGTGATCGTCGGCTCCGACGACGAGGTCGCGCTCCCCCATCACGAGGGTACGAGACCGCACACGATCCGGGCTCGGCGCGCTCCGCTGCTCGTGTTCTACACTGGCGGGCGGGTTCGGCGTACGCTGCGGGTGAGACACCCCGGCACCGCGCCGAACCGATACCTGACGGACTCGTTCCGAGACCTCTGAGGAGACACCGCAACCATGGCCAAGACCAAGATCACCGTCGCCCGTCCCGCCAACGTCGACCCGCACGAGGTCGAGTTCGAGGGGTGGTATCAGTCGAAGCCACCCGGCTCCGACGAGGGGTTCGACTGGAAGACGGCGACGTGGACCGAGACCGTCAAGTTCATGCACACCGTGCCGTGGTCCGAGCTCAACGTCGTGATCGCCGGCGTCGGTGTCGACAACGCCGGCAACATCACCATCTCGGGTGGTGTCGACATCTCCCGGTTCCTGCTCAAGGCCGTCGTCGAGGAGGACCGCACCAAGCTGGCGTCGATGCTCGCAGACCCGCATCGTGCGGTCGGGCGTGACTACGTCTCGGCGTTGGTGCTGTTCCTCGTCGGCGCGATGACCGGCGACGGTGACACGGCGCGCCCTACCACGCCGTAGGTCACCTGTGGTGGTGGGCTACGGCTTACGCCTCGTTCATCCGCGGCCGCCATCTCGTGCTCGGTCTGCGACCGCTCGGCGAGTGGCCCGCGTGTGACGCCATCGACCTCATCCTCGTGCACGCCTGCGCCGCGTACGGTGACGGTGCGGTCGACCGGATCACCAAGCACATCCGCCAACCGTTCTGGCTGACCGAAGCCGACTGGGGTATGACACCCGACGACGAGGCGAACCTCGCCGAGATGGAACGACGGTACGCGCCGGCCGGCCCGGCGATGGTGCGACCACCCCGCACCGCGCCGACGGGCGTGGATTAGCCTGCGCGCATGGCAATCGTCGGCAAGGCCGAGATTGAGCTGCGCCCGGATGCCAAGGGGTTCGGTAAAGACGCCGAGCGTGACGTCACCTCGGCCATGGGCGGGCTCGCCAAGAAGGCCGCGTTTGCGTTCGGCACCGCGTTCGCCGCCGCGGGCGTCGCCAAGTTCATCTCGGGCGCCATCTCCGAAGCATCCGACCTCGGCGAGGCGTCGTCAAAGGTCGGCATCGTGTTCGGCCAGGCCGGCGAGCATGTCAAGCAGTTCGCCGAGACCGCCGGTGCGTCGCTCGGCATCGCGCAAGCCCAGGCCCTCGGCTTCGCCGGCACCCTCGGGAACCTGCTGCGATCGGTCGGCATCGGCGAGCAGGCCGCCGCCGGCATGTCGACCGCGCTCGTCGAGCTCGGCGCCGACCTCGGGTCGTTCAACAACGTGTCGATCGACGAGGCGTTGGAGGCCATCCGGTCGGGCCTGGTCGGCGAGACCGAACCACTCAAGCGGTTCGGTGTCAACCTCAACGAGGCCACCCTGCGCGCGAAGGCGTTGGAGCTCGGACTCGTCACGTCGACCGTCGCCCAAGAGGACCTGGCCAAGGCCACCGAGAAGATCAACCGGTTGCAGCAGGCGCACAACAAAGCGACTCGCGAGTTCGGCCCCGACTCCGAGCAGGCACGCCGCGCCGCGTTCGATCTGGAGCAGGCCAACGCCGGTCTCGCCGAGGTCCTCGAAGGCAAGATGCCCGCCGCTCTCGACGCCGCGCAGAAGGCTCAGGCCGCGTACGCGCTGATCCTGGAGCAAACCAATCTGGCGCAGGGCGACTTCGCCCGCACCGCCGGCATCTCGCTGCCCAACCAGCTCAAGATTCTCGCCGCGTCGTTCGCCAACCTGAAAGCCGACGTCGGCCAGGCGCTCGTGCCGATCGCGTTGGAGTTCGTCTCCGCGATCAACGACACCATCGTGCCCGCCATCGGCGGTCTCGCCGACGCCCTCGCCCCGGCGCTCGCGCCGCTCGCGTCATTGGTCGGCCCGCTCGTCGACGCCGTCACCGTCGCCATCTCCGCGATCCTGCCGGTGGTGTCGGCGCTCGCACCGGTGTTCGTCGACGTCGTCGCCGCCGCTCTGCCGCTGCTGGAGCTCGCCGGCGCGCTCATCACCGCGTTCGCCGGCCCCGTCGCCACCGCGATCGGCGCGATCGTCGCCGCCATCGCCCCGGTCATCGACGTCATCGCGACCGTCGGGTCGACCCTGTTGACGTCGCTCGGGCCCGTGCTCGACACATTGGCAGGCGGGTTCGCCGACCTGCTCGCACCGCTCGCCGGCATCATCGCCGCCGTCGCCCCACAACTGCAGGCCCTCGCCCTCCAGTTCGGGGTGTTCGTCGAATCGCTCGCGCCGGTCATCGGCGGCATCATCGACATCGTCGCCGGCGTACTGACCGACGTCGTCGCCATCGCCGCGCCGATCCTGGGGCAGCTGCTCGGCGTGTTGTCGACCATCTTCGCCGAGGTCGGCCCGGTCATCGCCACCGTGTTCGAGACCATCGGTCCGATCCTCGCCGAGCTCGGTGCCGCACTCGGCGGGTTCCTCGCTGGCGGGCTGACCATCATCGCCGACCTGTTCACCGAACTCGCGCCGACCATCGCGACCGTCGCCGCGCTGCTCGGTGATCTGCTGACCGGGCGGGTGCAGACCATCACCGACATCTTCGCCACGCTCGCGCCGATCATCCTCACGGTCGCCGAGGCGTTCGCCGGGATACTCGCGCAGGCCCTGCCGATCGTCGTCGACCTGCTCGGGCAGATCATGCCGCTCGTGTCCGGTCTCGGCGAGACGCTGATGGCGTCGCTCGTCGACATCCTGCCGGTCGTCACCAACGCCTTCGGGCAGCTCGCCCCGCTCATCTCGTCGCTCATCGGCATTGTCGGCCCCGTCGTCGAGACCGTCGTCGGTCTGTTCTCGACGATCGGGCCGACCATCGGCGGGCTCATCGCCGCGATCGCGCCGACCCTCGCGACCATCGGCACGATCTTCGGTGGGCTCGTCGAGGCCCTCGCGCCGGTCATCGCGACGATCGTCGACGTGCTCGGCGGCGCCCTGTCAGACACCGTGTCGACGTTCGGTGGGCTGCTCACCGAGCTCGCCCCGATCATCGGCTCCATCGCCGAGACCCTCGCCGGCACGTTCGCCGACATTCTGCCGATCATCGCCAACCTGTTCGCCGAGCTGCTGCCCGTCGTCGCGGACCTCGCCGGCGTTCTCGGCGGCGCCCTGGCGACGGTGCTGCCGATCATCGCCGGCGCCATCGCCGACATCTTGCCGTTCGTCGGGCAGCTGGCGACGCTGCTCGCCGGCGTGCTCGCCGACGCCCTCATCGACCTCGCCCCCGCCGTCGTCGCATTGGCGACCGCGATCGGCGACATCCTCGCCGCGGTGCTGCCCGTCATCGCCAACCTGCTCAAGCAGCTCGCGCCGGTGCTGCTGAAGTTGGTGCCCCCGATCGCGCTGCTCGCCGGCAAGCTCGTCGGTCAACTGTCGGCCGTCATCTCGAAACTCGCCCCGGTCGTGGTGCGTCTCATCGAGGCGCTCGCCCCGGTCGTCGACGTCATCGTCAACCTCGCCGCCGAGATTCTCGACGAGCTGCTGCCGGTGCTGCCCGACCTGCTCGACGCCCTGTTGCCGATCGCCGTCGCGCTCGCCGACCTCCTCGCCGCGATCGCCCCGCTGCTCGTGCCGCTCGCGCAGCTCATCGGTCTGATCGTCGACGCCGGTCTGGCGCCGATCATCCTCGCCATCGCGCAGGCGCTCGCGTTCTTGACCGAGGCGCTTGTGCCGGTCATCACCGCCATCGCGACGTTCGTCGAGACCATCGTCGGGCTGTTCACCGGACTGTTCAACACCCTCGTCGGCAACTCGATCATCCCCGACCTCATCAACGCCATCGTCGGGTTCTTCCTCGGGCTGCCCGGTCTCGTGCTCGGCGCGCTCGGCCAGTTCATCACCGACATCGTGGCCACCTTCACGCGTCTCATCACCGAGATTCCCGGCGCGTTCATCGGTCTCGCCGCCGTGCTCGCCGGCCTCGGCGGCGACACGTTCCGCGTCCTGTCGCGCATCGCCGGCGACGTCATCGACGACGTCGTCGACGCCATCCGCAAACTGCCCGGCCGCGTCGTCGGCCTGCTCGCCGACCTCGCCACGTTGGGTCTCGACATCGGCAAAGCCATCCTCGACGGGTTCATCGACGGCCTCACCAACGTCGGCGCGCTCGCCGTCGACCTCACCGGCGCACTGCTGCAGGTGTTCGCCGACGTGTGGTCAGGGTTCGTCGACGTGCTCAACAAGTCGACGCCGAACAAGATCGACCTGCCCGGCCCCGTCGACATCAACCTGCCGAACAACCCGTGGAACTTCCTGAAGCTCGCCAAGGGTGCGCTGTTCCCGCCGACCGTCGGCGGCGTCCCCGCGATCATCTCCGAAGCCGGCCGCCAAGAGGGCGTCGTCCCGCTCCCCAACGGTGTCATCGAAGGACTGCAAGCCATCGCCCGCGGCCGAAGCCAGGGCGGGCACGTCTTCCATGTCGGCCGATCCGAGTCGGATCGGCGCACCGCGCGCGCCATCTCCGACGAACTGCGCACCATCGAACTGCTCTACTCGTAACGAGGCCCGATGTCGACACCTGCCCCGCTCACCGCCACCGGCCGAACCGGCATCCTCACCGTCAACTCGATCGTGCTGTCGGGGCCGGCGTGGGACACCCCCGACCTGTCGATGCTGTGGGTCGACGCCGCCCAGCGCGGCGCCAACCGGCGCGTCTCCGGGACCCCGGGTGTGCGGTTCAAGCGCAAGCGGTACGACGAGTCGCCGGCGTTGATCCCGCTGCTCGTCATCGGCCACTTCGACCCGGCCGGCGCCGTGCAAGCCAACGCGATGCTCGGGCTGCAACTCAACTTGGAGACGTTGCGGGCCGGTCTCGTCGAGCCAACCGTGACCGGCGCGGTGTCGGTCGCGGCGTCGCTCGCCCGGCCCGGTGGCGGCGGCACGCCACGCACCGCCGACGTCCAATGCGATCTGAGGGTCGGTGACCTGCGCGGCGGCCGAGTCATCGGCGGTGTGCCGACGGTCGCGCGTTGCATCTGCGTGCTCGCGCTCACCATCGACGGCCGGTTCGACTGATGCCGTGGACCGCACGCGTCACGTTCGACCTGCTCGACCAGGCCGAGTCGGTCGTCACCGCCAACGTCGCCGGCGTGTTCGACGAACGCTGTCAGGCGGTGTTCAACGGGCCAGGGTCGGGGCAGTTGTCGATCGACCCGGCGACGACCGTCGCCGCGATTCTCGCCGCGTTCCCGATAGGCCATCACATCCAAGTCAAAGTCGACGGCGTCGCCATCTTCACGTGGACGATCGAGGACCGCGACGCCATGTCGGTGTCGCCCGACGAAGAGGTCGGCCTGTTCGTGCAGTTGGCTGGGCGCGGCTGGGCGTGCGTCATGGAACGCGCCGTCACGTTCCCGTCGGCACCGCTGACGTCTCGGCCGGCGCCGGACTACCGCATCTTCAGTTTCGCGTCGTACGACTATCCCAACGAGGCCGACGGATGGGTCGCGGCGACGTCGCACGGCGAGCAGGGCACGTTCAACCCTGACCGGTTCTCGTACGACGCGTTCGGTAACACGGTGCCGGCTCCGGCGAACTGGTCGGTGCCGACCGCTGAGTGGATATGGGGTGACGGCACCGACGACGAGGGCGTGTGCTACTTCCGGCGCACCTACAACGCGGCTGGGCCGGTGCTCGTCGCCATCGAGGTCACCGCCGACAACTTCTACACGCTGTATCTCGACGGCACCCCGATCAAAGCCGACACCACCAACCCGGCGTGCTGGCGTGACAAGCAACGCTACGAGGTCGAACTGTCGACAGGCGACCACGTGTTCGCCGCCAAGGTCGAGAACCTGCCCGGCGACGGCATCAACCCCAACCCGGCCGGTCTGCTGTTCGCGATGTTCACGATGGACGCCGGTGGTCTGCCCGACACCGTGCTGCTCGTGTCGGACGACTCGTGGTTGACGCTCGCCTACCCGACCGTCGAACCCGGATGGACCGCCGGGCAGATCATCGGTGTGTTGCGCGCCGAGGGCGCGACGCGTGGCGTGCTCGGCGGTCTCGCCGAAGGGTTCGACGACGTCAACGACACCGCGTCGGTCGCATGGGCGACGATCCCGCTGCTGTCGGTGCCGATGGGCGACAGCCTGTTGCGGGTCGTGCAGCAACTGGAGCGTGAGGGGTGGATCGACTGGCGCATGGCGGGCGACGTATTCCGTCTCGACATGTGGAACAAAGGCGGCTTGACGACGAGCTCGGGCGTCACCTACTTCGCCGCCCCCGACGACGACACCCCAGGCAACATCGCCGAGCTGCATCACGTCGACGCGCACCCGATCCGCAACAGTCTGCTCGTGCGCTACCCCGGCTCGTACACCCTCGTCGACGACGCGGCGTCGATCACCGCCAACGGGTTGCACGAGGGCTACCTCACGGTCGACGCATCATCGGTCGACGAGGCCGCCCGCAAAGGTGAGGCTGCGCTCGACGAGGTCGGGTCGAACGACGAATCGGCCACCGCGCAGATCGAACCGCTCGGCGCCGACATCCCGTTCGTCGACGTGCTCGTCGGCGAGTTCGCCACCGTCCCGAACCGGGCCGGCACCCCGACGTCGTACCGTGCCGTCGCGTTGTCGTTGGAGAACCCCGAAGGCGACCCGCTGTTCGTCGTCGACTTCAATCGGCGGCCGGGATGACCGAGCGTCGCCGGCCCGCGCTGCGCCCTCGTGACACCGAACGGTTGCGCACACTGTCGGCCGGCGTCATGGGCGGCGTCCCCGGGTCGGTGCCGGTCTCGGCGTCCGGTAACGGTGCGTCGGTGCCGTCGTCGGTGCCGGTGGTGCCGTACAACCCGATCCACGCCCCGACCGCGATCGACTTCCCGAACCCGCCGAGCGGTGGCGGTGGGATTGATCTGCCCCGATGGGACTGGCCCGGGCTCGTCAACGCCACCGGCCTGTTCGTCGCGTGGCCGCTCGACGGCCCCGAGACGTTCACCGAAGTCGTCGTCGTGATGACGCAGGCGTCGGCCGCCATCGTGTTCAACATCACCGAGAACGGCACGACCGTCGACACCATCACGTGCGCCGCGACGCAGCTGCAAGTAATCACGCTGACGCCGTCGTTCTCCAGCGTCCTCGACGACCTGCTCAACATCAACATCACCAACATCGACACCGGCGCCGCCCACGGCCTGCACATCGCTCTTCGCCCCTGATGCCCAACAGTCGCCAGCCGCCGCAGCCGATCGTCGACCCGCCCGTTCTGCTCTACGACACCCGCAACTGGGATGGTGTCGCCTCGGTCATCGCGAACGAGGGGTCGGCCGGCTCCGGGTGGGACCTGGCCATCACCCGCGCTCTGGCGTCGCCGGTCGGCCAGGGCGACGTCGTGTTCTACTGGGATGGGTGGGCGTACGAGGCCGAGCTCGCCGACGTCACCGGTGCGCTCGGTCTCGGATGGGCCGACCTCGGCGGCACGCTCAGCGCGTCGCCCATGACGATCATGGTGTACTTCGGGCAACACCCGTACGTCGAGGGTGAGCTGTTCGGCACGCCCGGCGTGTTCAATCCCGGCGACGAGCTCGGCACGTTCGACGACTCATCGCACTTCCGGCTGTCCCTCGCCGAAGGCACCGGTGGCGGCCGGCCCGATCTGTTCGTCGACATCCAAGCCCGGATCAACAGTGGCGCCCTCACCGACGAGCCCGAGGGTGGCGGCATGGCCAACCCCAACAACCGGTTCTTTCGATGGTTCTTTGGTTCGCTCAACGTCCGGGCGCGGCTCGTCGCCACCACGGTGTTCTCGGCTCTGCGACACAACGGCCTACCTGCGATCGCGTCGCTCGTAGCGCACTACGACAAGCCGCTCACCGACTCGGCCGGTCTCGCCACGCTCACCATCGACGCCGCGCACGGCGGCCTCACCTACTTCTCGGAGTTGCTCGGCCGCCATCACGCGGTGGCCAGCGACGACCCTGTCTTCGGCGACGGAGCGCTGCTCGACACCGAGTGGCCCACGTCGTTCGGCACGGTCAACGTGTTGTCGCCGCGCGCGCACGAGCCGTTCGCCGTCCAAACGGTCTGCGCCCCGCTCGCCGTCCAGGCCAACGTCTCGGGCAACCTGTCCGTCGACGACTCGACGTTCACCGCGCTCGCCGACGACTACGCCATCATCGCCCTGTCGGGCCGCCCCACCGACACCACCGTGCCGGCGACGCCGTCGGGGTTCACGCTGCTCGGGTCGGTGTTCAACGAGCACGGCGCCGTCGATGTCGGGCTCGCCGTGTGGGGCAAACGTCTCGGCGCCGGCGAGGCGCTCCCTCCCATCTCGGTGCCGGCGTCGTGGGTGAGCGCGACCGGCGGGTCGGAGCGTTACGCCATCTACACCGCGGCCGTGTGGCGCGGCGTCGACGACACAACCGCGATGGACGCCGCGGCGAACACCCAATCCGGCGACGTCACCGCCCCCGCCGACATCGTGCATCAGCTGCCGACGGCGGTGTCGGACCGTGCCCGGTTCGTGTCGATCATCGCCCACGACAACTCGACCGGCACCGGCGACGTCACCGAAGACTGGGTCGAGGTGTTCCAGAACGAGGGCGGGTTCGGCGGCGCCGGCCTCCAGTCGCGGGTGCAGTGGCGCTCGATCGAACGCACCACCGACGCCGACCCGACGTTCGACGTCACCGTCAACCTCGGCACGGTGCCGTTCGTCGCGGTCGGCATCGCGTTGCGCCCCGCTGTCGACGCGCTCGCCCTGCCGGGCAACGGCTGGCAGATCGTCGGCATCGTGATGCTGCGCGGCGAACCCACACCCGCCGACATCTTCACGTGGACCGACTACTTCGATTGACGTCGTGCGGCGATCGCCGTGACGTCTCGCGTGTAGCGTCGACGCCGTGACGGTGCAGCCGCAGTTCTTTGATTGGGTCCGGTCCGGTCTGCCGTTCGATCAGCCGCCGTACGAGGCGTGCTCGCCGAACCTGCGGGCGTTGCGCGACTACATCGTCGGCCGGTGGCCCGGCGGTCAGGACCTCGGCTGCGAGGGTGACCGCACCGTCCGCCAGGGCGTCACCCAATCCGAGCACTCGTGGGGCGCGGCGTGGGACTGGCGTTACCCGGCCGGCGCCGGACCGGAGATATCGCGGTGGGTCATTGACCACTCGCGCGAGCTCGGCGTCTGCTCGATCCACGACTATCTCGGCGACCGCATCTGGCGCGCCGGCCGCACCGAGGCCCTGACCGACGCCCACGGCGCATGGTGGCGCACGCAGAACGGCGCCGGCGCCGGCATGGGAGAATCGTGGGCCGACTACTTCCACTTCGTCACGACGTTCGACATGTTCCACAACACGACGCGCGTCGCCGATCGTCTCCCGCCACCGCTGCCGCCACCGCCCGACCCAATCCCAGGAGTTGACGTGTCCGAGAACCTCGTGTACTTCCCCTCGATCGAATCGCAAGGCGACCCGCGCTGGACGGTGATGCGCGAGGTCGGTCTCGAACTGCAAGGTCTCGACGGCGAGTACGTCGACAAGGCGCTGCCCGTCTACGACGCCGCCTCGGGCACGATCCTGCTCACCGAGGAGCTGGAGGTGGTGCGGTTCATCGAGCGGCACCGCATCGTCGGCGAGCCACCGTCGTCGCTCACCACCGCCGCGATGGACGCCTGGCGGGAGCGTCAGGACCGGTAACCTGATCGAAGGTCGACGCGGGGAGGCGGGGCGATGGATGCGTGGGCAGAGATCACCTTGACGGTCGCGGCCGTGGTGGTGGCCGCCGGTGTCATCTGGCGTAAGGCTGTTATTCCGTTCTCGACGCTCGTCCACGACGGCCAAGAGGTCGTCGAGAAGATGATCCCGGTGCTGCGCGACCTGACCCACGAGCTCGCCGACACACCCGACGCGTTCGCGGTGCTCGACGAAATCATCGCCCAGTTCCGCAACGACTCCGGGTCGACGCTGCGCGACGTCGTCGACGCCCTCACGTCCGCCGCCGAGACCAACCGTGTCGCCATCGCCGCACTCGTCGCCGAGGCGTCCGCGTTCCGGCTGCTCGCCGAAGGTGACCGCGTCCAGATCGCCCGCCTGCTCGACTCGCTCGACCGCGTCAACGTCAAAGTCGACGACGCCGCAGACGCCGCCGCGTCGGTCGCCACCAACCTCGCCGCCGCGCATGACCGGGCCGACGCCGTCGACGCTGGCAACGCCGCTGGCGAGGCGTCGGATGCCGCGGTGCGGCGGGCGTAGTAGCCTCGCCGCATGGAGCCAGAGACCACCGCACCGCTCACCGCCCGAGAGTTCATCGTCGACCTCGTCGAACGTGTCGGCACCACCCTCGTCGAGGCCGTCGCCGTCTACATCGTGGCCACGCCGATCATCGACGAGGAGTTCTATCGAGGGCTGCTCGTCGCGTTGGTGATCGCCGCCGCGAACGTCATCAAGGTCGGGCTCACGTCGTGGGTGCCGCTCATCACGAACCGGTGGGCCGACCTCGGCTACCGCGTCGTGTCGACGTTCGTCGTCGCCGTCGCCGGGTCGCTGGCGTCGGTCGAGTGGCTCGACATCATCGACATGGGATTCTGGCGTCAGACCGTCCACGCCGCAGCCATCGCCGGTCTCGCACTCGTCAAGGGTCTCGTCGCGATGCGGATGCGCACCGCGACGATCACGCCGGCGTCGCTCGCACCGACGTCGGCGACGCTGCCCCCAGCGGCGTAACCTCCGGGCCCCCTCGGAGCGGCACGCCCGGTTCTCGACCTGAGGGGTTCGGGAACCGAGGCGTGCTGTTGTCACACCCGACGTCTATCGTCGAGCGCAGCGAGCACCGAACCGGTCGGTGGCGGACGCCCGGCCCGAGGCCAGACGTGGTCCGGGTCCGGGCGTCGCGATACCATCGCCGCACCCGCACGAGAGGACACCGCACCCATGGACCGATCCGTCGACGCCGTCCCGCGTCAGATGACCTTGCACGACCGTCTCACCGAGCTCGACCGGCTGCTCGGCCACATCGGCGCCGCCCTGGCGCACGCCGCCGAGTCGTTGTACGGCGAGGTCTCGCCATCGGAGACCGCCGACCGTGACCGGCCACCTGGCGCGACGGGCCGGCTCGTGGCCATGATCGACCGGGCGCAGGGCCTGACCGTCATCGCCAATCGTGTCGCCGAGATGGTGGGCGCCGGCTCGGACACGCCCGCCGAGTGGCGCGGCGATGTCGAACCGGAGCCGTGGCACGCCTGATCCTTGCTGTCGGCAACCGGGGTTTGGTACGATCGGTGGTGGCAGATACCCACCGACGAAAGGTCGACCCATGCCCGAACCCGTACCAGCTATCCCGCCATGGACCGACGGCGTCGTTGACGTCGACGAGTTCATCGAGACCAACGGCCCGCTCGAATCGGGTGGCCCGTCGTGGACGATCACCGACGACAACGCCGCCGAGTGGGCGATGGCCCACGTCGCCGCCGCCGAGACGCAGATGGGCGCGGTGCGCGACCAGTACCTGTTGTGGCTCGACCAGCTGACCCGATGGTCAGAGGACGCCACCAAAGGACCCAAGCGGACCGTCGCGTTCTTCACGGCGCACCTGCAGCGCTACGCCGTCGCCGCCCGCGAGCGTGACCCGAAGCGCAAGACGCTGACCCTGCCGTCCGGCGCTGCACCGACCACCGAACACAAGCCGTCGGTCATCATCGTGAACGACGCCGCTCTGATCGAGTGGGCCGAACGCACACTGCTGCCCGACGTCGACGACCCCGCCAACGTGCCCGACGGTGAACCGGTCACGTACGCCGACGCCGGCGTCGTCAAGGTCACCAAGGAGGCTCGCATCTCTGAGCTGCGTCGTCTCGTGCGCATCCACGAGACCGTGTGCGAGGAGTGCGCCGGCGACGGCTCGGTCACCGGCATCGAACTGTCGGACGGGTCCGAGACGATCGAGACGTGCGGTGTGTGCGACGGCGAGCGCGTCACGCGCTCGGTCATCACGCTCGGCTACGGCGAGCTCGTGCCCGGCGTCGCCGTCGACCCCGGTGGCATCACCGCCAACACGCTCAAGCCCGTCAAGGCGGTGACATTGTGACCGCCCGCCGAGCCCCGGTCGAGAACACCCCCGACGACGCACCACCGCTACCGGTCGACGATCCGTCGGTCGCAGCTCAGCCCGACGCGTCACGTGGATCCGCACAAGACGCGTCGCCTCCAGGAGCATCCGACGCGCCGGTCGTGCCGATGGCGACCGCCCGGTCGCTGTTCGCCCCCGCGGTCAAGGAGAAACTCAAGGCCCGCGTCGCCATCGACGGTCCGACCGGATCAGGCAAGACGTGGACCGCGTTGCAGTGGGCGCGCATCCTCGCCGGCCCGACCGGCGCCATCGGTCTCGCCGACACCGAGAACCGGTCGGCCGCCTACTACGCGCCGACGCCTGGTGTCGCGGTCGAGCGGCTCAACTGGTGGGACCCACCGTACGAGTTCGGTCACCTGCCCTGGCCGCCGCCGTACGATCCGCGGGCGTTGCGCCAGTTCATCCAAGCCGCCGGTCGAGAGCTCGGCGCCGACGGCGTGCTCGTCATCGACTCGCTTACGCATTTCTGGACCGGCGAGGGTGGCACACTCAACATCGTCGACGACGCCTCGTCTCGTGGTAACTCGTTCACCGGATGGAAAGAGGGCACGCCGGCCCAGCGCGACATGCTCGACGCCATCATCCACGCACCGTGTCACGTGATCGTGACGATGCGCTCGAAGATGGAGTACGTGCTCGTCGAGGAGGTCAAGAACGGTCGCAAGATCAGCGTGCCGACCAAGGTTGGGATGGCCCCCGAGCAGCGCGCCGGCGTCGAGTACGAGTTCACCGTCGTCGCCGACATGGACCTCGAACACCGTCTGATCGTGTCGAAGTCTCGGTGCGATCTGATCGCCGACATCGTCGCCCCCTCCGGGCGGTCGGTCGAACCGGCGCAGGTGTTCGCCGGCTGGCTCGACTCGGGTGTGGAACGTGTCGACGCCGAGACCGTCGCGATGATCGCCGAACGGTTCTCGGTCATCACCGACGAGGCGGTGCGTGGTGGTCTCAAGCGGGCGTTCATCGACGCGTGGACACATCCGGCCGAATTGACCACTGACAGGGTCGCAGGCGCTCTGGAATGGCTCGACGAGCGCATCGGCAGGCTCACCGCCGACGACGCCCCCAGCGAGGCCACGGCGCCCGATCCGGCCGATTCCACGACACCACCGGACGACGGGCGGTCGTGATGTTCTGGCGTCGCCCTCGCCGGCGTCCGACGCGTGACCGGGCGTTGTGCATCACGCACTCGCCGGGCGACTGGTGCGAGCCCGGGCAGACGTGGACGGACGGCGCCGGCGCCGAGTTCGTCATCACCCGTCTCGTGCAGCTCAGCCCGACACGTCTGCGTGGCGGCGGGACCCACCCGTGCTGGCAGCTCCACGGCCGGCCCGTCGACGAGGTGTAGTCTCCCGCCTCCGAACGAACAACGCCCTCGGTGCCGGCGACGAACCGGCACCGAGGGCAATCGACCTATGCAGGAGGTCACGTGCAGGCTAGCTCACCGACCCCGCCACGCCCGTCCGGGATCATCTCCCGCGGTCGACGTGGCCACACCGTCGTGCCGAACTGGCGGTGGGAGGACACGACCATCGACCCGTACGCGTTGCGCATCGCCGGCTGGCTCGCATCGCACGCCGACGGCTACTGCCAAGACAACGTGACCCGCAACTCGATCGCACGCCGCACCGGCGTCTCGGCCGGCAAGGTCACCACCGCCCTCGCCGCTCTCGCCGAGCTCGGCATCGTCGCCGTCGAGACCATCGAAGTGCCCCAATCGCAGGGTGGGAAACGTCTGCGGGTGACGTTCGACTTCGACGTGTGGGAACGCCGACCCCGGTCACCTGGTGACCAGGCCCCCGGTCACATGACGACCGGGCCCCGGTCACGACATGACCAGGCCCCCGGTCACGTGGTGACCGCATCTAAGGATGCTCCAGTGGGAGAACAACAAGGAGATGCGCCGGCTGCGCCGACGCCGGCCGATGAAGCTCGACGCATCGCCACCGACTATTGGGAGTGGGTGCGCGAGCAGACCGGCAAGGTCCCTGTCGGCATCGGGTTCATGGCGCTCGCCAAGCTCGTCGAACCGTTCATCGCGGCGGGCTACACCGCGGGCGCGGTCAAACAGACCCTCGCCGACATGTACCGGGCCGGGCGCACGCTGACCCGCCAGCAGATCGAGACGCACCTCGACGGCCGCGCCGACCGAGGCCGGCCGGCACGCGTCGCGCCCGGCCGGGTGGACGACGACCGCACCGGCGTCGGCGGCGTCGTGGTGCCATGACCGTTGCTGTCGTCAACCCCGGTTGTGTACCGTGGGTCGGTATGGCAGATACCCACATCGACCATCTCGACGTCGCCGACCGGCTGCGCCACGACCAGGCCCGCGCCGTCGCCGAGACCCGCTGGCGTGCGTGCGCACCCGACCGGTTCCGCGACGCCCACCTCGGCCACTGCGACATCCACGGCCCCGACGTCACCCGACCCGTCAGGGATTGGGTCGTGGGCGGGTCGACCGGATCGCTCACGCTGCTCGGCGCAGTCGGCACCGGCAAGACGTACCTTGCGCTCGCGGTGGCGCGGGCGTTCATCACCGACGGCCGGCGCGCCGTGATGTTCCTGCCGATGGTCGAGGCCCTGTCGTCGATGCGACCCGACGGTGGTCTGTCACCGGTCGAGTTGTCGTCGATCGACCTGCTCGTGCTCGACGACGTCGGCACCGAACGCGTCACCGAGTGGGCCGCCGAGCAGATGTACGCGGTGCTCAACCGGCGCTGGCTGTCGGAGCTGCCGACCGTCATCACCTCCAATCTGCCGCTCGACGAGCTCGCCACGCATCTCGGCCCCCGGGCGTGGTCGAGACTGACCGGCGACGACTCCGTCGTCGTGCGACTGACCGGCCCCGACAGAAGGAGAACCCGACCATGACCAACCCCGAACCGACCGCTGTCGACACCCTGATGGCGTGGGTCGCCGAGGACCGAGAGTCGCGCCGGCTGGTCGTCACGATCGAGGCGTGCGACCCGGAGTACGACGACGACACCGACGAGGTCATCGCCCAACCGTTCGAGTACGAGGTCGGCGCATCCGGCGTCGACGACTATGACGAGACCCGAGAGGGATCGTGGGCGGCGATGCACTATGTCGCCCGCGGCGACTCGTTCGAGACCGCGGCGCAAGGCGTGCTCAGGATGTTCGGCTCGTGACCACCTACGTCACCGACCACGATTACGACGGCGTCCTCGCCGACTTCCAGCTGTCGCCGTGCAAGCAGTGCGGTCGCCCGCTCAGCGCTCACGTCGCCGGTGGCACCGCGGGTCCGCCCGCGGCGCTGCCGACCACCGCCGAGCTCGACATCGAGGCCGAACTCTGGAACGCCCTGGCGGCGCGCGTCACCCGGCGCACCGGCCGCCAGGCGCTGTTCTCGACGCGTGACCGGCTCGCCCGCACCGCCGTCGTGTTCCTCGACGCAGTCACCGACGCATGGCTCGCCGAGCGCGCCATGGTCATCGAACAAGACGAACCGGTGTCGCCGTGAGCCGCAACGCCCGCATCGTCATCGTCGTGCTCATCATCGTGCTCGTGCTGATGGCGCTCGGCGTCATCAACCTGCGCGCCGACGTCAACACGCAAGGCGCCCCGGCCACCGCGCCGCCGGCCCCGACGTCGACGGCGTTCGTGGTGGCGAACATGCCGACCGCGCTGTCTGCGTCGACGACGGTCACGACGCCCGCGGTGCGCGCCGCCGTCCAGATCGCCGTGTCCGAGCCACCGGTGTTCGACCACGTCGGCCACGTCAACGGTCTCGACTACCGCGGCCACCACATGGGTCCGGCGATGGAGGCCTACCGGATCGCCGCGGCGTGGTTCGGATGGGACGACGACACGATCGAAGCGCGCGCCACGTTCGTGTTCCGGGTGATGGCCACCGAGTCGGCCGGCTGTTGGAACGCCCGCCGATGGACGTATTTCGAGGCCGACAAGCCGTGCACCGAACACCGCACCGGCGTCCACGACGACGTCGGGTTCGGCCAGCTCACCAACTCGGTCCGATCATCGAGAGATGCTCTGTGCGGTGTGTGGGGCATTTGCACCTGGCAGTAGATCATTCCCGACCCCTGGACGTCGATGCTCGCGTTTGTGATCGTGCTCGACGACATGGGCC